TTAACTGGTTTATCAAATTTATCTGGATTAACAGGACTAACAAGTTTAACAACTCCTTCAGGTATTCTAGCATTACCTCCATTACCTTCTTCGTTAACAACTTTAGATATTTCACGATCAACACGCATAACTTCATTAGATTTAACTAGATTAACTGGATTAACTCAACTATCAAATTTATCTGGATTAACTGGGTTAACATATTTAGACACTCCCCCAGGAATTACCGGATTGCCCAATTTACCAGTTTCTCTAGTAACACTAAAGCTACAAAATTCGCCGTTAATAACTAGAATGCCAGATTTATCTGGATTTTCAAGACTTAAAAATTTTAATACTGGTCAAGGAATTACGGGTTTACCTAATTTACCTAGTTCATTAGAAGGTATGGATCTTGGATTTTCACAAATAACTAGATTGCCAGATTTATCTGGTTTAACAGGATTTAAGAGTTTATTTACTCCTTCTTCGCTTACTGGTTTAGCTAATTTACCTGTTTCGTTAACGTTATTAGATATTACTGATTCTACACTATTAACTAATTTACCAGATTTATCTGGATTAACTGGACTAACAAGTTTAACTACTCCTTCAGGTATTCTAGCATTACCATCGTTACCAGCTTCCCTAATAAGTTTAGATATTACTAGATCTACACTAATAACTAGATTACCAGATTTATCCAATACCAGGTTAACTAGTCTAACTACTTTAGCAGGATTTACGGGGTTACCTAACTTACCTAATACATTAATAAGTTTAGATATTACTAGATCTACACTAATAACTAGATTACCAGATTTATCTGGTTTAACAGGACTTAAGAATTTATATACTCCTTCTTCGCTTACTGGATTACCTAATTTACCTGTTTCGTTAACGTTATTAGATATTACTCAATCTACACTAATAACTGAATTACCAACATTACCCAATACACTAACAAGTTTAACCACTCCTCCAAGAATTACAGCATTACCTAATGTACCCACTTCATTAACAACTCTGGATATTTCTTCATCACTATTAATAAATAGATTACCAGATTTATCTAACACCAGAATAACTAGTTTAACTACTTTAGCAGGATTTACGGGGTTACCTAACTTACCCAATACATTAATAAGCTTAGATATTTCTTCATCACCATTAATAACACGATTACCAATAATATCCAATGCAGTAAGAAGTTTAAGTACTTCTGCAGGATTTACAGGATTACCTTCACCCTTACCTACGAGCTTAGAAACCTTAGATATATCCCAATCATTAAAAATAACTAGTTTACCAACATTACCAAATACACTAAGAACTATACGTACATCTGCAGGACTTACAGGATTACCTACTTTACCTACGGGGTTAGTAAGCTTAGATGTATCCCAATCATCAAAAATAATTCGTTTACCTGAATTACCTTCTACACTAACAAGTTTAAGTACTTCTGCAGGACTTACAGGATTACCTACTTTACCCACTGGTTTAACAGGTCTGTTTTTATCCGCATCAACAAAACTAACGTCCTTAAATTTAAGTGGTCGTTTCAGATTAAGATCATTAACAGTACCTTCTTCAGTGACTTCGCTAGATTTAACTGGGTGTACAGGACTTACTAAACTCAGACTTGATCCATCTACTACAAAAACTGCTGTGTTTACAAGAAGTGGTATTGCTAAACCATCTGTGTTTTTACTTCCATCAAATTGTACTTATACATTTTAAAGCATGTGACATGTGAATCTAGAATTATATATAGAGTTTTTTTTACCGCGGTTAAAATAAAATGTTGGGACCATTGAAATTTGGAATTCAACCTAAAATTGTTCGAGGTTCAGTACCTGTACTTAATTTATCAACTACACTTGATTTAACTCAGTTTGCCGGTGCAACAACCATGGATTTAAGGTTATATACGAAACTAACTACTTTGCCATCTTTAGCTGGATTAAGTACATTAAGAACCTTGTTTACTCCTCCTGGAATTACTGGATTACCTGCTCTACCCACTTCCTTACAACATCTTGTTCTAACTGCTTCAACGAAAATAACTGTTTTACCATCGTTAAGCACACTAAATTCATTACAAACCTTGACTACTCCTCCTGGAATTGTTGGATTACCCCTTCTACCTACTTCATTACAAAGTCTTGGTCTAGTTGCTTCAACGAAAATAACTACTTTGCCATCTTTAGCTGGATTAAATGCATTACAAAGCTTGTTTACTCCTCCCGGAATTACGGGATTACCTGTTCTACCTTCTTCATTACAAACTCTTGGTATGACTGCTTCAACGAAAATAACTAGTTTACCAGCTACAGCTTTAAGTCAAATAGGAACATTACGTGCATTTGAAGCTCCCCCAGGAATTACTGGATTACCTAATTTACCTATTTCATTGCGTAGACTAGATGTTGGCTTCACAAAACTAACTACTGCTACATATTTAACGCAATTATCTGGATTAACTGGATTTGTTGCTCCTTCAGGAATGACAGCAGTACCAAATGTACCTAATTCATTACGTACATTAGATCTCAGTTTCACAAAAATAACAGCCTTACCGAATTTGTCTCCATTCGTTGGTTTAACTGAGTTAGTTACTCCTCCAGGTGTTACAGCGTTAGCTAATTTACCACCGAATCTAACAACCTTAAATGTAAATTTTTCTACGAAATTACTATCTCTAAATATTTCGTCAACGAGTCTAACAAGTGTTCCTACTTTACCAAAAACATGTGCTACAATAAATTTAACGGGTTGTACAGGAATTAGTTCTATTCAATTTGATCCTGCAGTTATAAAAACTGCTATATTTACTGGAAGTGGTATTACCTTGCCAAATTTATTATTATGTCCTGCCGTATCGAATTATAGATTTTAATTTCAAATTTTCAAATATAATAACAATTAAAACATATTACATTAATGGATAAATTTCCCTTAATGAAATATGCTATTCGTCATAGTTCTATATGAGATTAAAAAACTTAATTTATGAAGTCTATAAATAAATGTCGGAATTTAATTTATCTCTCACTGTTACTTATCCAACACCCAACATTAGTAATCCTTTTCAATTCGTACCACTTCCAACATTTGGACCTATTTCTGCTGGTGGTGATTCTACGAGTGTTGAAACAGATGGATTTTCATTTTCGATGATAGATGGAGTAGATATTCCATCAACTGACTTATATAACAGAGATAACTTGTCTCGTTATTTTACCCAGATAAGAATATCTGGAGGTAATGGTGTTGACACATTAAAGATAACTGCTCAGGGTGGTACTGGAAACTTTGTTAACCCGAATAACTCAAGTATCACTGTAGCAACGAGTGGACAAAAAACAGGCATAAGAGTATTGGATGGGACATTTCCTCCTAACTTAGACACCTTAGGTTTAAGTTTTAATTTTACAGATCCCCTTACCGTACCTTTACCCGATGTAGTTAAATTAAATTTAGGAGGAACATCTGGACCATCAGAACTTCGTACGAAAAGTAGACTAGATATGTTAACAGGTTTACCCCTAAATTTAAGACTTCTTGATACAAAGAATTCACCACTCTTAACGACTCTGCCTCCCTTGCCTTCTAGTTTAAGAACGTTAATTACTTCTGAAAATCAAATAACACTGCCTACTCTTCCTAGTCTTCTAACAGAGTTAGATGTTAGTAGATCAAACAAATTAGTAACTTTACCAGGAAGTGTAACTAATACTAGAATAACCAGTTTGACTACTCCGGCAGGACTTACAGATTTGCCTAATTTACCGTCTACTCTGAAATTCTTAAATACCTCTAATTCACCTTTGTTAAACAAATTACCAAACATAACTGGATTGACAGGAATAAGTGTAACTACTTCTCCAGGAATGACAGGTTTAGCTGTAGAACAAATAACCTCTTCTACTATGATATTTTTAGATATATCAAAATCACCGCTTATAACTAGTCTCCCTACATTACCTCCTACACTACAAGATCTAGTGACAAATAGTACAATCACAGAGCTACCACCACTACCATCTTCTCTAACATATTTAGATATTACAAGATCAGCACTTGTAACGTCTTTACAAAATTTAGTGAACACTAAGATAACTAGCTTAGCTATTCCACCAGGACTTACAGAATTGCCTAATTTACCTTCTACTCTAACATTCTTAGATATGTCTAAAGCATTCGGTATTACATCTTTACCAGATTTATCTGGATTAACGGGAATAGTAGGGTTAATTTCTCCTCCAGGAATTACTGCATTACCTGATTTACCTCCTAATTTAGAAACCTTAAATATGAGTGTATCACCACTTATAAGAACTTTGCCAGATTTATTTAACACTAGCTTAACTACTCTAACTACTCCACCAGAACTAGTGATAGTTCCTAATTTACCCACCGGGTTAAGTGAATTAGATCTTTCCCAATCACCAAGAACAACTAGACTACAAAATCAACCAAATACTATAACGAAATTAACTACATCTGCAGGATTTACAGGACTACCTTCGGTACCTTTTTTCTTGACCGATCTAGATATTTCAAGATCATCATTAATTACTACATTACCAGAGTTATACCCATCACTGCAACTTTTACGTACATCTGCAGGAATTACTAGATTACCTGAGGCTTTACCTGAAAATTTAGAAACCTTAGATATTTCACGATCATCAAAAATAACTAGTTTACCACCATTAAACAATTTTATAAGACGTTTAAGTCTATCTGCAGGAATTACAGGGTTACCTTTACCCTTACCTACGATGTTAGAAACCTTAGATATATCCCAATCATCAAAAATATCTAGATTACCATTAGAGTTACCTTCTACACTAAGAAATTTAAGTCTATCTGCAGGATTTACAGGATTACCTGCTTTACCTACTGGTTTAACAGGTCTGTTTTTATCCGAATCAACAAAGCTAACATCCTTAAATTTAAATGGACGTTTCAGATTAACTTCTTTAACAGTACCTCCTTCTCTTGGGTTATTGAATATAAACGGATGTACAGGACTTACTAAACTTAGACTTGATCCATCTACTGTAAAAACTGCTGTGTTTACCGGAAGTGGTATTTCTAAACCATCGGTGTTTTTACTTCCATCAAATTGTACTTATACATTTTAATCTAGTTCTTCACGAGCTCCACCTTCAGCGGGATGAATAGGGGCGGCATTTTGAAGCTTATTTGCAATATCTTTTAGCTGTTCCTGTCCTTTGTCTGCAGCTTCTGCCTTTCTTCTTGCATTTTCTTTGCGTTGATCTTCAATCTTTTCATTCTTGCGCTCTTCAAAAAAGATATCTTTATTAAGTTCATTCTCTTTATATTTTCTCATCATCTCATTGAGTTCTTTCTCTGCATATTCAACTTCTGGCATGATATGTTCGGAAGGATCCCAAGGAAGCCAACAACCAACTTTACCTAGATATAGATTATCGCGAGGATACTTGCGTTGAAGAACTTTACAGTACATTTGAGCTTCTTCAAGATTAGCAAATATACGACGAATTTTTACTCCGCGTACATTTGTTTGAAACTCATGTTTCTCTGTAAATTCAGTCTCTAGGTCTTTTTCATTCTTTAGTAGAAATACCTGATACTTTTCCATAACATCTGTCGCTTTAATGGTAGCATTGTGAACTTTAGTAAATTCTTGCATATCTTTCATTAAATCGTCAATTTTCAGAGAATATTTCTTAGCAAAAAAATCCATAAGCTTTTCAAGCCCATCAATTTTCCAATCATATTCTAGCCATTCAATGAACTTCTCATGAAAAAATTGAGATTTCTGTTTAAGTACTTTTTCAGGAGACAGAAAGGAAATGATCCCATATCTCTGAGTAGGAATTTCAGAATCCTCCTCAAGATAATCAATTACCTTTCCATCTAGATCCGTCTTATCAAGTGTCTCTGGCATTTACTTTTATATCCCCAGTTTATGAAAGCCAGTTCTAACGCTTACGTCCTCCTTGAGGAGGTTTAGAATATCCAACAGCTTTTCTAAAAAAATCTTTTGCTTCACCACGTTTATCATCTGGAATTCCAAGAGAACTTAATCCATTCATAATATTATCATATGCTCGTTTAGGATCTATTGTAGCAACTTGATCACCTTGTGATGCTACTTCTTTAGCAAGATCTTTACTGAATTTATCAATAGGAGGTAAGTTTGGATTGGTTTTTGATGCTTCCAAATACTTTTGAATGACTAATGGGATAGATGTAGCATGAGTTCCGCATCGTACACTAATTAAGAGATACAGACGGACTAATGCATTTATCCCCGCAAACGCATAAGAAACACCTTGCATTGCGGAAGAAACTGAAAACTGTGTAGAATAGATTTCAAGAGCAAATCCAATCAATAACGCCATTGTTGAAACGCCGATAGCTACTGGCGATTCAAATGGCCGAAAAAACATCATGTTGTACAAGAGATAGATCACAACTACTGTATTAAATATGATGGAAACAATTTGATGTGGTAAATATCCTAGTTCATCATTTTGATTATGTTCAATGTATAAAATTTGAAATGCTAGACCAGCTCCAATTAAACAGACACCTAGAGCCGTAAAGGCCGTATAACCAATCTTTTCCATTTACATTACCCAAAAGAAATTAACGTCGTTTATACCCTCCAAGTGTTCTTCCCATTGTAGTTAAAGAAGCAGGAACTTGATCGATAGCACATACACCAAATCCCATAAAAATAGCAGTTACTTTGATATACAGATCAATCACTAAAAGAACCATTCCACTCCATGAAGAAGCTTTGTCTTTTGAATCATAATTTGTCAAATAAAGTACAATAATCATAATAAGAAAGACAGAAGCAATTATTGCAAGTTGTGCTGTAGAATGTGTAATAAATTGTGTAAAATAGAGAACACCGGCTAAAGAAGCTACTTGTAAAATATTACCTCCTAAAATTAGATGATCTCTAGTTAACCAAGGTGTTTTAGGATCATCTTCTAAATCAAACGCATATCGATATAGTCCATAAAACGTGGACCCAAACGCAAAGAAAACAATTGTTGTAACAAATAATGCTATACCCACATCTTGTGGTTTCTTTTCACACATCATTTTTATTTATACATGACATTTGTATTCGGTGAACATCCATGAAGACCTAGAGTTTGTTGCATCATTATTGGAGCTCGACATCCAGAACATCGACATGTTTGATGATCGTGGCCTAAAATATGTCCTATTTCATGAGACACCATATATTGTCTATAATCTTCTAAGACAAGCTGAGATTTTGGAGCACCATTGAACCATTTCGTAGCATTCAAATATACCCGTCGCCCTCCAAGTTCAGCACAAGACAATCCTCGAATTCCAGGACATTCTTTTTCAATCGTTTCAGTTGAAGATAGTGAAATTTCAATATCACCATCACGTTCAACTGGTTCAAAGAAATAGCCTTGTTGGGACCATCCATCAGGAGAGTTCAAAAATGCTATTAGATAAAAATCAAACTGTCGTTCGCCTGAGTTATATATGTTCCATTTTTTCTTGACATCGTCGTCAATTGTTGAAGTGTACGTTATTCTCATTATTAGTAACTTTTATTCGTTTCTTGAATATAAATGGAAAAAACTACTGCCCCTCCAGCATCCTCTATGATGTCCGATTTATTAACTCGAGCAATTAAGTATGCTCTAGAAGGTCTAGCTGTAGCTGTTGCTGCATATCTTCTTCCAGGAAAAGTACTTAAACTTTCCGAGATTGCGATGATTTCTCTTGTTGCATTATGTACGTTTGCTATCCTTGATATCTATGCCCCATCTGTAGGAGCATCAGCACGTACTGGTGCAGGCTTTGGTATTGGTGCTGGGTTAGTAGGTTTCCCCGCTTAATCAAATCTTAAATACTCCAAATAAATCATTAAGATCTTCAGATGTCAACCAATCAACAATCCATTTAATTGCTTCATTATATCGCAAATAATCATACGTATTAAACCACTGATAGGTAGTATACTCTTTCAGTAGTTTCTCGTGTAACATATCTAGATCTTCCAATTTCCTACGAAATCCTGGATTCAGAATTTCTTGATGTAGGTTTGCATAAAGTCCTAAATTCTCACGATAATACTTCATCAAGTCAGAATGTAGAGTATACCACTCTGGTGATTTACGTACAGGAGAACTTTTTTCTAGTTCCCGAATAATCCCTGTAATTCGCTCATAGCGTTCATACGGTTCTTCCGAGATCTCCATGTTTTTCATATATCCAAAACAAAAATATTATTCCATTTTAGAAGACAATTTTAACAAAAAAAGAATTAGTTACAATTTTTTCCTTTGACTTGGATTTCTTGTACTTTCTTAAAATTTCATCTTTTACTTCTGTAAACTTACTTTTTGATAAGAACTGTTCTTCTGTTTCAACATGTTCTATAGTAAACGACTGTCCTGGAACTATAATAATTTCATCAATGGGTTCATCTACAACATGTAATAAAAAGTTATCTATTACATCTTTATCTATGTTCATATCATCAAAAGAAAATTTCTTTTTAAAATAAGCATATAATTTGGGAACATTAATTTGTTCTACTCGCTTTAATAGGTTAAATTCTAAAAAAACATGTGTTTGTTTTTCAGAGACATAAGGATTTCTTTCGTGTTTAAAAAATTCTACATCAGACATATGTAACGCAAATTCCATATCAAGTGTAGTAGATATTAATTGTTTTATTTCTCGTTTACCAGGTTTAATAAGATCATCTAATATTTCAGGAAAAGAATTATTATAAGGAAATGTAGTTCTAAATACATCTAAGTATTTATTTTCACGTTCTTTGGTAGTGTATGGAGTATTGCGAAACTGAATACCTCTGTACGTAACTATATGTTGATTAAATTTTAGTTTTTTATTTAATCTAGCTAAGTCAAGAAATGGTTTTGCTGTTTCATTAAATGAAGATGTTCCAAAATCTTTTCGTAATTTAGAATTAATTGTAATATAAAAACTTTTATGACCACAGTAAAGAATTAGATGTTTATACATATCCCGCTCGTCCATTTATATACAAAATACTTAATTAATTAATGAAAGAGAAGATCCCTAAGGCTCTACGTGAATTCCATTTTAAATAACGATTCTGTCGTTGAATCACGTTTTCCTTGAAAGTAAGAATCCAATATCTTTCCAAAAATTGAATTAGGCGAAATCAAATCAAATAAGGTCATTGATGATCTTAATTTTTCAGAATCAGTTCCAAAAATTTCTTTACTAGTTTTGCCGGATGTTTCAATTGCTTGTGTAATTTTACGTAGTCGTGAACCTAATGTTCTATGTGCTAAAAATAGTTTTGCTTCTTCTATTGTTAGTGAATATTTCTTATTCATTTCAGAAGGGTTAAGAGTAATACCATCAAGTTGTGGAAAAATAAACCACATCCAATGAGTTTCTTTTTTTCCGTGTTGAACTTCGGTTAATGCTTGTTTAAAGGTAGACTTCTGGGCTTCAAGGAAGCGATCCATTATAATCAATGAAAGACAAAATCCCAAAAGCTTTACGCGAACAAGTATGGTTAGTTCATATGGGAAAAACATTTGAAAAAAAATGTAAAATCGTATGGTGTGAAAATAAAATTACAGTCTTTGATTTTCAATGTGGTCATGATATTCCTGAATCACATGGTGGTGAAACAACACTTCAAAATCTAGTTCCTATATGTTCGAGATGTAATTTATCTATGAGCAACACATATACAATTAAGCAATGGAACCAGTTCTCAAAGCCACCGAGTCTATGGAAGCGGATAAAAACATGGTTCGGATTTTCAGGCACAAAGGAGTCTGGTACCAAATCACCCCCAAACCGTGGGAGCCAGATCAACAAACATGGTTCATTGCAGCAAAACTCGCTGAAGGTCTGACACAAGGAGAAGCATATCGTCTCTGGTTTTCTAAACGTCAGAAAGAAGCTAAACTTTTATATCATGACTTTCGTAAATGACAGCTCTTCTTTCTTTATGTATTGTTCTTGTGATATTTGGATCACTTATTACCATATACCGGTTATATACTGGTAATTTTCCTGCTTCAACATTAATTCTTGAAGATCCACCATTAGAACATAATGGATTAGAACCTCAACAAGCTAGATTTATGTTTTTTTATACATCATGGTGTCCTCATTGCAAGAGTGCTTTGAAGCCATGGAAATCATTTCAACAACAAGTAAAAAATACTCCAGCAACATATGGCGGATATACGGTTTCCTTTGAGGACATAAATGCAGAAGCGAATAAAGGTAAAGCTTCTCTCTATAAAATTAAAGCGTATCCAACCTTCAAATTAGAAACTCATGATCGTGTTGTTGAATTAAAAGCTGTTCCTGATCCATTAAATTTTGATGCATTTTTAGTAGCCGCGCTCGGCCAAAAAGTTTTGAGTAAGAGTACGACCAACTAAAATCATTTCATCTTGTTCAATAGCTGTCCATGCAGTTAGACCATTGCCTTTATCATAAAATAAATCTAAGTTATTTTTCATTGGTGTCTTTTTTCGTTCATATAAGCAAGACGTTTTATAAAGTTTGTAGACATAATCAACTGGATTCATTTTTGTTAATTTTGATGGACTAATACATGGATCTGAATGAACAATAGAAAAACATAGAGTTTTTTCATGTTCAGCTTCAGGAATGGTTGTCATCAAAACATTTGTTAAAAATCCGCCATCAACATATAATGAATCATTGATCTGTTGAGGTCGGAATACAAACGGAATACAGGATGATGCTAAAATAGCTTTTAATACAGGAACATTTTTTTGAAAAATTGCAGGAATTCCTTTTGTAATATTTGAAGCTTGAATTCTTAATGGAATTAATGAATCTCCAATATATTTGTCTTGAATCGGAATATGTACAGAATTGAATGCTGTAATTAATTTTTGTTCAAGATAATCCATACTAAAAATGCCTTTTTTAGCTAAGATATCTCCAATATTCATATCTAATTTAAACATCTCTGTAATTGGAAATTGTTTAAATAGTTCACGAGCTTTTATCACGGGTACACCAAAAGCAACAGCTGTGCCTAGAATAGATCCAATTGAACATCCATAGACACCGTCTGTAAAATGTTCATGTAATGGCCCAACTTTTTCTTCTAAAATTTCTAAAGCGCCTAGTTCTAAAAATCCCTTTGTACCACCTCCGCCTAAAGCAAGGATACGAAACCTTTGCATTTAATAATAAGGAGAAAGAATGATGAAAGCCAGAGACGTATGGGAAGAACAAGAAGAACATCGAATTTATAAAATGGCTGCAATGAAACCTGTTTTAGCTCAAATTGAAGGTAAGGTTAGGCAACAAGCTATTTTGAATGCTAATGCTCCCTATATCTTATTTGAAGTTCCATCCTTTGTATTTGGCTACCCGCTGTACAAGTTTAAGGATGCTGTAGATTACTTAATGAATGAACTTTTGAAAGCAGGATTTTGGGTATGGGATGTCGAAGAAAAATATTTGTTGATTTCATGGTTGAAACCTGTTAAGACTCGTGATCTTGGAAAAACTACGTTAACTACCAATTACAGACCACAAATTTATGATTCTCATTTCATGCAATAAATACAAATGCGCATGTCATGGACAGAAGTAGTGGGAGTCACAATCAATGCTTCAATATTAGCTATTTTTTACACCCTATTTGGAGCTCTAATTTCCTATTTATTTTATCATATTTTTGATGAATTCGATGAAGAATGGAAAAAGAGATCTGTATACTATAAACTCTTAGACGTTTCTGTTGAAATCATTATTATTGCTGTAATTGCGTTTTGGTCAGCTCAATATATTGAATTATTACCTCCGTTTATGCGTGTTCGCAAAGAATTAGATACGTTAGTTGATGGATATATTTCAGGTATCTTTTTTATTTTTGCTATTTTTCTGTTTATTGATGAATTAACTGAAAAATTGAAATTTTTACATCATGAATATTTGAGTGAACATGTTGGAAAACTTCTTCCAAAATATGGATCCATCATTGATTTTTCATTATCGTATACACCTAAAACGAAAAGGACTTAGTGTTTACACAAATCTCTAAAAATGTGTGAGCATACATATGAACATGTCGATGGTGAACATGTCTGTATTCGTTGTGGTCTTATAGGTCTTCCTGTCTTTGATGAAACTTCAGAAGCACGATTCTATGAAGATTCAAAAGAAGATAAGTCCAGAGTTGGATTTACTACATCTGAACTTCTTCCTGATTCTTCGTATGGATCAATCATTTCCTTTCGTGGAATTTCTACAAAAAGTACAGAAATGAAATCTTTGCAGCGATTATCTACATGGTCATCAAATAATGATCGATCATGGCTAGGAATCTTTGATAAAATTCAACACATTTGTAATCAATATCATCTACCTAAAGCAATTTATATGGATTCTTGTGGAATGTATAAACATTTAGAAGATGCACAAAAAGTACGTGGAGAAACACGTAGAGCACTAATGGGTGCTACAGTATATATTGCATGTCGGCAAAATGAAGCATCACGTACATATGAAGAAGTTGCTCGAATGTTTGAAGTGAATGTACGTACACTATGTAAAGCTGTATCTAGATTTCAAAAAGTTGAAAATTCCGTTCTCCAAACCCAGTTAGGTATTGCAGAACGGCTATGTGCTTCACTTGACTTAAATTCAGATCAACGTGATAAAATCATTGATTTGTTATATGATATTGCATCTCGATCTGAAGATGACTTTGAAAATTCACCAAAAACAATTGTAGCTGGTGTTGTAGCTCATATTCTAGGATTTCGAACAAAACAAGAAATGAAAGCGGTTTCAGAAGCTTCAGGAGTTTCAGCGTTGAGTATCCATAAATTAGTCCAGAAGATTTAATAAATGTATCCGTTTCCATCTTCAAATTTAAAGCTATCAACTGTATTAGCGAACTACAATACCCAGAATGGAACAAATGTAAACAGAATGGATGCATTACGAGGACAATTGTATTATGATCCAGATGGAACTGCACGCAATATTCCAGGACCAAGTGTTAATTTTTCATTACAATCATTGTTTGGTAGATTTTCATTAAATCCAGCACCATTTACTGTTACCCTTTCATCTACTGGAAATATTACAATCCCTTCTCCTGCTACAGGAAGACCTCCACCTGTTGCGTTCACACTAACATTAATTGGTGGTGGAGGCGGTGGAGGGGGAGCAGGTGGTGATTATAAAACTAATATTCTTGGAATAGATGTATTTAGAGCAGGTGGACAAGGATGTGGTGGCGGTGGTGGAGCATATGTACTAACAAATAGAATTCCATATGCTTCAGGAACTGCTATTACAGTAAATTCTATACCGGCAGCTGGAAATGGTGGAAATGGTGGATTTGGTGGGAATAGTACATCTGATGGTTCAGGTGGAAGTTCAGGAGTATCTGCTAGTGTAACATACACCAATCAAACATTTATTGCAAATGGAGGTTCTGGCGGAAACCCTGGGTTCAGAGGACGCCCTGAAGGATCAGGTTCAGATGCTAATCAACCAGTTGCGGGTGGATCATTTTCAGGAACGAATTTAGCTCCGTCAACTAGTGGTGGAAATGTTGGTGTTGTACGTAATGGTGGTACATCAGGAAATGGTCAACCTAGTGGAGGTAGTGGAGGACAAGGATCGGGTGGTTCCGTTGGTATTCCTGGACAAATACTAATTACGTGGTTTTTTGTTTAATTCTTTAATTGCTTCAATTAACAATCCAACAATATTTCCATATGCTACAGATTTCATTCCATCAAAATCTGTGTGAACAACTTCAGGTATAATTTCTTCAGTCTCTTGAGCAATTACACCTATATTTCTTTTATCAGTTTCCTTTCTGGTAAAATATACACCTCTCAACATCATAACTTTATCTAAGGCAGAATCAATAGTAATAATGTTATCTTTTAAACGTCTATCTGATGTTGCAATAATATCTGCTCCTTGAATATTTCCACCAGCAGTTAACGTTGATGTTCCTGTCAAAACAACATTTCCTGATGAAGTAATTCCAGTAGTACTAATTTGTCCACAAGTTAGTGAACTATTATTTAAAATACTAACATTTCCTGATGAAGTAATTCCAGTAGTACTAATTTGTCCACAAGTTAGTGAACTATTATTTAAAATACTAACATTTCCTGTAATCTGGACAGCTCCAGTAACACCAAGTGCTACTGGATTATTTACACGTGATTCAATAACAATCCATCCACCGGATAATCGTGGAGATCCATATGTTGTACTCCATTGATTTTTATACGGCACTGTTCCTGGAAATGGAGAATTGTTTACACCACTAACTATATTCAAACTTTGTACAAGGAAAGAACTTCCAATTCCTCCAATATTTTGATTACCTCCACCACCACCAAAATACCCTCCACCACCTCCACCACCGTTTAGTGCTGTTCCACCTCTTTGGGATGTTCCAGATCCTGCAGTGGAGATTGTTCCATAATTTGGAAATCCAATAGTAATATTTTGTGAAATTGGCGCTGAAACCACATCAGCCGTTAAAGAACCTCTAACAAAACTAACTAACATTGGTGCAGTTAAAACAATAGTATTACCAGAAAACTCATTTGCAGCTGTACTTCCAAAATTTAGTGTTCCTCCAGTAGATCCAAATACAGCAGAAGATGGTCCAGATAATGTTGCTGTAGTTGTAGTTAAAAAGGGGTCTGTTAAACTTAAAAGTTGAATTGCTGAACCAGTTACATTAATATTTGGACCAGATGTTGCTCCTTTACCATCACCCGAGAGAGCAATACCTGTAATTCCTGTAGCACCTGCCGGAATTACAACTGGTACATTATTTAGTGAAGATATGGAATATACTTGGCCACTAGATTGTGTTGTTCCACGAAGTGTAGCAGTTCCTGAAGAAATACCAGCTGTTGATCCTGGTGGAAGTTGAATTTGAACTTGTTCTCCTGGATCCATCTGAATGCTTACAAAGTCATTTTGAATTGAAATGAGATCTTGGAAAATAAATGTAGTTCCTGCTGGGAATGTATATGCTAATGTTCCAGTTAAATTTGGATTATTAAAATTGAGTATAGTTCCTCCAGCAGGAAATTGATATAACCCACCTGTTCCGCCACTTCCTGTATCTATTGTTCCACCTTGCCCGCCTGCAGTACTTCCTGCTTGACCACCAGCACCACCGCTTACAATAGATGAACCTCCACCACCACCATATGCCCAAACAGTTGATCCACCTAATGTTACATATAATCCATTACCTCCAACATATCCAATTGTTCCACCTGTTTGTCCAGCTCCCGTAATTCCATAGGTTAATTGTTGTCCTGAACCAAAAACATTAACATCAATTTCAATCTCTCCTCCCGCCAAAGCATTTGGCCCTGTACCACCTTCACCCCATGCATAAATACGATATGATCCTGCTAGTAAAAGTGTACCAATGCTTGATGGCGTTGTAACATTAATATCAGGTACATAACGACCTCCGGAAGAATTTGCTCCACTATCAACACGAATTACTGTTTTTCCATATACATCTAAAACTTGATCGGGATTAGTAGATATAGCATTTGCTCTACCAATAGCTACTTGGTAAGATTGTGTATTTGCTTGCAGCGTAGAACGATCTGTTCCAGAAAATAGACGTCCAATCGACAGCGTATTTCCTTGACTAACATTTGAATTAAGACCTGATTGAATATAGGAGACATTCCCTGCAGTTGTTAGTCTAAGTTCTCCATCATTGGTTGAATTATATACGATTTCAGTAGGAACAGTTAGAGCTGACGATGAAAAATTAAATTCATTATTTGATGTTACCCCTGCAGTAGTCCCATCATAAAATAAAACATTCCCACGTGGGCCTTGAATAATTTGCGATGAGTTTCCAGGTGGCCCTGGTGGACCAGTAGGACCTCGAGGAATGCCAAAGGATAAATTAACATTGGGTGCTTGTGAACCATCGTCATACACATATGGTGGAATACCCGGATCTAAATCTTCAACCTCTTCATTCACAGTAACTTGTATAGTAGATCCAGTTGATCCTTTAGGCCCCGTTGGTCCGGCTGGTCCTGTTCCGCCTGGCCCCGTAGGTCCTGTCGGCCCAGTTGTTCCAGATCCACCACCCCCACTAATTGGTGGATCTAAATATTGATAACGCAATGTAATGCCATATAAATCAGATATAGGGTTGGTAGAACTGCCGAGTTGTGTAGCATATATTGTATTTAGATTACCTAAATCTAATTTTACTTGATAACCACTTACAGATGTTCCTACAATTTTTGGCGATAAAATTTGATCAAGCACATTATTTCCCTGCAAGCTTGAAGACGGATATCCTGTACTCATTTGTGAGTTATTAGATAAAAATGATGTCTGGCTTTAACTCGATGTTTGACCCAACTACAAAGACTCTGAGCCAACGTTACACTCTATTCCCTATCGCTGACTCCGAACAAGATTTGTTTAAACTCTATAAGAAAGCATCAGGTTCTTTCTGGGTAGCTGAAGAAATTGATTTCAGTCGTGATAAGGGAGATTGGGAAAAGCTTGGACCAAATGAACAGCATTTTATTACCCACGTTCTAGCATTCTTTGCTGGATCTGATGGAATTGTCCAAGAAAATCTGGCAACACGATTTCAAGCAGATGTTCAATCTCCTGTAGCTCGTCTCTTTTATGGAGTTCAAAATGCTATGGAAGGAGTACATTCTGAAACATATTCTCTTCTTATTGATCAATACGTGAAAAATCCTGAAGAGAAATCTAGGCTATTTCAAGCAATCGATCAAATTCCTTGTATTCGTAAAAAAGCTTTGTGGGCTCTCAAATGGATTGATGAACAAGATTCATATTCTGTTCGTCTAGTTGCATTTGCGTGTGTCGAAGGTATCTTCTTCTCGGGTTCATTTTGTGCTATCTATTGGCTTAAAAAACGTGGTCTTCTTCCTGGGCTTACCTTTAGCAATGAACTGATTTCTCGAGATGAAGGCTTGCATACTGAATTTGCAGTAGCAATGTATCACAAACTACAACCTTTGGATGTACCTGTTATCGAAACAATTCTTCGTGAAGCAGTACAACATGAACTTGAATTTATTACTGAAGCTCTGCCATGTTCTTTAATCGGTATGAATGCATATGATATGACAATGTATATTAAATATGTAGCAGATCGTCTAGCTGTACAACTAGGAATTCCTAAAGTGTATGGTGTTCAAAATCCATTTGATTTTATGGAACTTATTTCCCTTGAAGGAAAAACTAATTTCTTTGAAAAGAAAGTATCTGAATATTCTAAACCTGGTATTGGTATGAGTGCAGAATCTATGGAAGTCAAATTTGATGCCGACTTTTAGTCATTAATAACCGCCTAATCTACCACCACTACTGTGTGGAAGAGCTCGAGATTTAAATCCTAATCCAGTCGAAAAATTAGTTATTGCTTGTCTTCGTAATGATACATCTTTCGTTGAGAATGAAGCAAGAAAATTAGGTAAACCAGTAGTAGGTGGGACAAATAAAGATAAGCGAGTAATACCTTTAGGTTGAGGTGTTTGATCTCGTCTTTGAATAGCTTGATACTGTTTTTTCAAAACAAATTGCGATGCATCAGGAGTACTCATTCTTTTACGTTTAAAGAGAGAAGGTTTCTTCTGGACTCATAATAAAATGTCTTGGGCAGATCTTTCCGTTCTCGTATTAGCAACTATGGTCGCTGTTCTTGCAGGTATGGTTGGTTACATGTACTGGCAACAGAATCGTGTTCTTCTTGCAGTAAGCTCTCTTTCTTCTTTTGTTGCATCACAATTTGTTAAAGCAGAACCTGTAGAAGATGATCGTGAATCAGTAGATGTAGAAGTCGAAGAAAAACCAGAAGTAAAAGAAGAAGTTGAAATTGTTGAAGATGTTGATGATCTTCAAACTAAAACTACTCCGGAACTTCGTGAACTTCTATCCAAGAAAGGTCTTCCCTATGGTAAACGTGATTCTAAGTCTGTTTTACTACAACTTCTAAAAGCATCCGCTTAAGAATAATGGAGAGTCCACTACTCGATCAGTTATCCCAAGGTAATTCAATTTTAGTATTTGATTGTGAATTTTGGCATATGTTTGATAAAGTAGAAGGTGTGCACTATCTTCCGGAAAAAAATTATTTTTTTATTCCTCGTGAAGTTGGTGGATTCATGTGTAAAAAAACACATGGATGGGAAATCAAAGAACAATTTTTTGTTACCTTAGATTACCCCCTTGAAGATATATCTTTACCTATATCTCAATTTGCTAGTGTTGGTTTAGAAACTGCAGGATTATTAGATCAGATTCAAGATCAAATTGGCATTCCGTGGGTTGATGCGCACAAATCTATATTAGATGCGAAGCAGAGAACATTATTAACAAAAGCAATCAAATTATACAAAAATGATCCACATATTAAAAAACATCATGAACCATATTCGTGGATTAAAGATTTTTTAACCGTTTATTCTCAATCAACAGTGATTGTCAAAGGTACGGGAGATATTGAAGCATTAAAAAACATATGTCATCTTAAACAGATTCCATATAAAGAACCAAAAGGTATTGTTGATATTGCAGAATGGAATGCTAAATCAAAAAAAATATGTGGATCTGCAAAGTTAGAACATACATTTCACTGCATTTATCCTAAACTTTCTCCAGAAATTCGTCAAGTTCTTGAACAACTTCCTTTAGGAGAAGCACATAATCCTGTCATGGATGCTACAATGACTCTTATTGTAGCAATGTTTTCAGTATCGGCCCCCAAACGTAGGAGGATTTAAATTTGTCAAACCCCAATATACTCCAAACGCATAAACAACCATTAATGGTAAAGACCATAATCGCGTTGACCAATTCGGATATTTGACAACAACTTGGTAATATATTGCTCTTGCCAGAAAATATCCCGCAAGAAGAAGGACAATCAATGCAAACATACTCATTTATTAACAACAACGTTTTTAGTGTGTACAAACACCTTAAAAATGTTATGTAATTGTTCTATTTCTATCTTAATACTATTCTACACTTACTGAGTCTTCACGTAGTGAACCTTGAGGAAGCTCTGAAGGTTGAGGTAGGTTACTTCATCCTTGTCCTTGGTACGCAGAAGCTTGGCTAGCTTGGTATCAGGCATGATACGGCGCTTGAACTTGGGGTCAAAGCAGTTGTGCTGTTTGACATATGCAGACACAAACTTCGTCACATCAGTCTGAGAGCGCTGGCTCTTTGCAGGTAGTCCCATAAAGGTGCACATCTCATCAGTTAGCAGACGGGGCTTGAGAAACGCGTTGTTCTTGCGACGAGCTTCCCACACTGCACGTTCCTCAGGAGATAGAGTAGCAGGATCTACCTTGCGACGACGCTTGGAATCACGGAGTTCACGCTTTACAGCTTTGGACACCTCCACTAGATCATGGGATACAGCTGCTAGGCGAGAAGCCATGTCAGACTTCAGAGCCTTTAGAGTCTCCTGAAGAGAGGTTAGAACCGCATCAGCAGTACGAGTCTCGGTGGCTGCGGCTACGACAACAGCTGCAGCTGCAGCAGGTGCTACAGGCACAGTTACACTCTCGACAGCGGGGGTCTTTGCGGCTTTAGTAGTCTTGGCAGCAGGCATCTTGTTTGCTTTAACGGGGGAGGAAGAAGAAGACATTTCTAACGCGGTTATACTTGGTATACTCGTTACCTGTTTAAATCACATTCCTTGCAAGGCTCCAAAAATTATGAACGAGAGAGGAAATTTATTTTTCGTTGTACGCAAAATATATAAAAGTGTACTTAACAGTTGAAACAATAAAAATTCATTGTCTTCGTCAATCATAAACTGTCTGTGTATGCATGATTCTATGATAAATAAATGTTTACGCCGTATACTTGACGGCGACTGAATTACACGGGCTTCTAAATGATGATGTATACATTCAGATACACATAAAATAGATAGTCTAGACATAAATTCTAGACGCACGTGAGATACAGTTTCAAATAATTGTTCTTCTAAAATATGTGTTAATGCTATAGCTTTATCATGAAGTGTTTCTGAAAGTTTTATCTGTTGACGATACCACCACAATTCATGTATTTCTCGAATACGAATTCGTGTTTCGCGCGTAAACGGTTGTTTTGTATATGGGTTTACAGGAATAGCATCTTGCATTAATTTGAACATTGTATCAATTGCAAACCACCATACTTTACCGTTCTCGCTAAAGGAAAAATAATTAAGAGGATGTTGTTTTCCTTTTTCTTCAAGAGTAACTAATTCTTCTTCATTATGACATTGTGAACGATCAAATGGATCCCCTGCTAATGTTAACATTAATCGGATCATTCGTCCTCTCCATGCTGCCTGAATTTTTGTTGCAGAATCAACGTGTAATGTCTCTGGTTTCCATAATATTTTGTTTTTGCTTTTTAGATGTTTTCCACAAAATAACAACCCATTCAATGCCTTATGTGAACATCTGGCATTTGATGTTCTATTTCTTGTAGATGAACACAACATTCTTATCTTAATACGTATAGCTTCTTGAAAACGGATTTACACATTCGCTACCATGTAAGAACAAAAGCAAGAATGTCCACTAACGCAGTAATTCACGCCAATTCCGCAGATATCGCCCAGCTCTCTTTTAGTGAGCCAAAGGTCAATAAACAGGGGGGTAAAGGTGTACAAATTCGCTATGGAGGACAGTCACTCAATCTTCGTCTACCTAAGATGGCATTTCCAGCTGGACTAATTCAGCGCGAAGATGCTACGACGAAGAATGTTACATATACTCTGATTGCGTCCCTTAAGGGATGTGATCCGTTCGCTCGGGAGCGCTCAGATGATCCGGCAATCGGACCTCTGTATAACTTTATGCTAGATCTTCAGGAGAAGATGGTCGCATGGGGTACCGAGAACAGTTCTAAGCTGTTCGGTAAGAAGCGTTCTGAGGAGTCTATCCGCGATAGCTTCAAGAATCTTCTCAGTGTGTCTACAGACAAGCAGGGTGATGAGTACGTGCCGAATGGCAAGTATCCTCCATCTCTACGTCTGAAGATTCCAGTGTACGACGGTCGCGTCGACATGGATGCTGTAGATGGTTCAATGAATCCTTATGCTCTGACTCCCGATTCTCTTCAGTCCGTATTTCCAAAGTACGTTCAAGCGAATCTGGTAATCACTGGTTCTGTCTATATTATTGGACAGGCCTTTGGTGTATCGTGGCGAGTCAAGAACAGTCAGGTATTTCAACCAAATCGTCAGAGTGCTGCTTCAGTATTTAGTGCTGAAGATGTTGAACCTGAAGTTGAAGAGGTTCTTCCTGAAGAGGAGACTCAAGCAGAGGCTGCACCGCCTCCTCCCGCTTCTGGCGGTGGGGGTGGAGGACGCAGACGCCGTGCTGAAGCGTAAGCCGAGAATTCGGCGGAGCTGTGTAGATCACTAAAGAAGAATCTACAAAAAAAGGATTGGAGGAAACTTCAATTTTTTTCACAGATTTGCACTCAAATTGTGAAAAAGATCTGGTTCCACATTCAGTACATTCCCATGCTTCTGGGATACCATTCAGTATATACTCAGGTGTCACAAGACGACCATGTAGGTTTAATAAGACATTTGCTGTCGATGCATCTTGATAGGCTTCGGGTGTCATCAATGAATAAAGAGTTTCTCCTGTACTCCAGCCATCTTCTTGCAAAAGTGTTCCAAACGGAGTATCACGAAACCAAAGAACTTCAAAGATACTTGGATCATCCATATCATGTTCTGCAAGACCTATACGCTGTAAAGAATCATCATATAACCAGTACACATCTAAGTTCCATTTTGTATAGGATCGATCTATAGCACCTCGATACACTTGTTTTCCAGAATATGACCATTCTGAAGCATCATAGTCTTCATCATGTTCTAGAATGTCTGCTGACACATTGGTGTATACTAAGTCTTGTCTCATTAAAGAGTACATTTGATTAGTTGAAGGAAACTTTTACTTGAACACTGTGCGTAGACAGTTTATCAGAAGCACATTGAGAAATTTCATGTCGTTTATTTACTTGTTTGGATGCATGAATACGAGCTTCCATATCTTTGTGAATTTCTTCACGATGAGTATACATGTGATCTAGAATACCATCGGAAATAATCCACTGAAAGAAATTAAGTTGACCTACAGTGGTATCCATATCAGAAAATTTAATCCGTCGACACCGGCAGAATGGGTCGAACATCTTTTTGCTGTAGGCTTTCAGATGGCTTTTGTACGCTAGATAAACAATGATGTACTTTCCTTGTTGATTGACGAAGGTTATGTTGTGCATCTTGGCATAATTCGTCACGAACCAATCGATCAACCGCAAAGAAAGAACCGATTTTCCTGATAGGATGTCCTGTACTTTCTGTAGATTTTCCGGAACAGCATAAAATTTCTCGAGACGATGTAGAACCCATTGTTCTTGACTTTGTATTTGATCCATTAAGTTAATTAAAAATCCTCTGTTAAAATGATAATGGACATTTTCTGGAATCCATATTTTATTGTTGTAATTTTTATTGTGTTTCTCATTATCTATTTTATTTACCTTGATGTTGAAGGTTCATTTGCAAATGGGTTCTTACATTTTGGTCCAGGTGGAGACAACGTAAATTCGACTCAGTTTATGGGCATTACATTAGACTCATGGTCCAAAGTCATTACGTTATATTTTATTTGCTTTACAACTGGGTTTTTGAGCTCACATTATGATAATGTAGTATCAAAAGAAATTATTAATCGAGTAATTGATCCGTATGTCACTCATGTTCCATATTCACAATCAGGAGCATATACTGTTGTTTTAATTGATCCACTTATTATGCACTCATTAAAAATTATTGAATTTTTTGCTACATTAACATTACAATTTCAATTTATTTTACCTGTAGTAGTTGGTTCTTATTTAGGTGATCTACCAACCATCATGTCTATACTTTCAATGAAAACGTATGAGAGTTAAAGAAAGCTAACCTAAGTAGATAATGGAACAGAAGCTAGCAGAACTAATACGAGAGTATGGTAATTGTGACCAAAGAACTGCTGCTTGGCATGACCGTAGATCAAACATGCTAACAGCTTCTGAAATCTTTAAAGCTAAATCATCGGCTACAGCATCTTCACGTCGTGAATTAATTATGTCAAAATTGACACCTCGTACAGGTGGTTCAGGTGGTATAGCATCTTTAGATTGGGGAACGCAGTTTGAAGAAGTAGCAAAAGAACTTGTTCAAGATTCTGGAATTGAAGTAAAAGATCTAGCATGTGTAATACATCCTGAATATTCTTTTCTAGGAGCATCACCAGATGGGCTACTCCTTGGACCTCAGGATAGTGTAAGACATGGACGACTTATTGAAATTAAATGTCCGATTTCTCGTGAAGTTGATCCAGGAGCACCAATCCCAGATTCATATTATGATCAAATACAGCTTCAACTTGCATGCACTGGTCTTCAAGAATGTGAATATATTGAGTTTAAATTTGTAAAACATTCGTATGCAGAATGGATGTCAATTCAATCGCAGAAATCATGTTTTGCAGTAAATACAACAACACGCAAAGTTGTCTATAAACTGATGTCTGACCCTCGATCTTTGCAAGAATGGATGCTATCGTTTATGGAAGATCGTCTAGATTGGGATCTTGTATATTGGTCTCTAAAATCAAGAAAAGATTTATTGATTCAACATGATACTGAATGGTTTACTGAGCATTTACCTTCCTTTCAAACAGTATGGAATGAAATTTTGGAATATCGAAGAACTCAGACGTTTCCCCCCGTTAAAACAGCAATTTTAGACTTGGATGCACTATAATAATAAATGCAAGTCTTATGCCATCAAGATGAATATAAGTATATGAAGGAGTATATTAATTCTATTTGTACATATCCATTAACCTTGTATACAAAAGATACTGTATTTGATGTGGGATCGTATCTTTGTGTACGCCGCATCCCTACACTCCCGGAAGGATCACAAATTCACTTTCTTAATACTGAACAACTATGTGTTCCTGAAAAAATGAGCGAATATACAGCATTTGTACAACAGGCACATGAAGTTTTTGATTACTCAGAAGAAAATATAAAGCTAACGAAAAAAGGTACATGTTTACCATATAAAGAACAGGAGCAAGAAACAGAAAAACTTCGCGAATATTTGAATGTTAAAAAAGAATATGATGTTGTTGTTGTAGGATCTCATTCTGAACGTCGCAAACAAATTGTTGATCACTTGAGACTACAATTTCTTCGCGTAGATTGGATTACAGATTTATTCGGTGATGAACGAGATGTCCGTATTGGCAAAGCACATATTTTGTTAAATTTACATTATTCAGATTCCTATAAAGAATATGAATCAATTCGTTGTAATCGATGGAAATGGGCTGGAATGCGAGTTGTCAGTGAACCTTGTATTCGTGATCCAGATGGAGTTTCAGTAGTTGAACTACCGAATCTTTATACAAAAATTGAAAAACTTCTCGGATCTCAACGACTTCCAAGATATCGAGTTGGCCTTTCAATGATTGTTAAGAATGAATCACATATTGTTCACGAAGTGCTGAATGCTTCCTTACCATTTATTGATACATTTTGTATTCTTGATACTGGATCAACAGATAATACTGTTCAGATTATTCGAGATTTTTATGCATCTAAAGAAGTGGAAGGAGTTGTACATGAAGGAGATTGGAAAGGGTTTGGAAAATCTCGCTCAGAAGTATTAAAATTGTGCGATGGAAAGATGGATTACATTTTGATGATCGATGCAGATGATTTAATTGAAGGTCCGCCGAATGTTAAAGAATTTTTGCTGAAAGCATTATATTTGACAAATCCCAGTGCATGTAATATCCACATTCGACGTGGAACTGTCGAATACGAACGAACCCAATTGTTTAAAGCAGGTGATGGGTGGAGATATGAGGGAGTTATCCACGAATATCCAACCAATGACAAGACAAATAATATTCATATACGTCTTCCAAGTGAAATATGGATGACAGGACGTACTATAGGAGCTAGATCTTTGATTGAAGGAAATAAATATCAGCGTGATGCTGAAACTATTCTAGAAGCCTTAAAAGAAGAACCTGATAATATGAGATATATGTTTTACCTAGCTCAATCATATCGTGATGCTGGAATGCATCCAGAATCAATAACTTGGTATATAAAGCGTTTCGAAGCAGGAGGGTGGGTAGAAGAACAGTATATTTGTGCTCTAAATTTAACTAGATTGCTTGGATCAAAAGAATGGGCATGGAAAGCTCATGAATTATGTCCTCAACGAATCGAATCGCTTGTATCCTATATTTCTTTATGTAGATCTCAAGCAAAGTGGTCTCGTGAACTGTTAAGTATGTGTTTATATACGGCAAGACTTCCAAAACCTCAAGGTACATTCTTATTTCTTGAAGCCGATACATACGACTGGAAAATTTGGGATGAATTATCTATTGTAGCAACCTTCTCTGGAGCATTTGATGTTGCAAAAGAAGCATATATTCGTCTTCTGAAAGAGAAGAAATATCCACCCGACCAAGATGCTCGAATTCGTGAAAATTTCAAACAAACACTTATTGCGGTACAAAAGAATTAAATAAGTTTACTCGAAATGGTGTTTCTATACCAGACACAGGAGGAATACCCAGATCTGATGGTGGTTTAATATTATTTGTTACCTGCTTATACGACGAGTCCTTATTTGCATCAGTTCGTTGTACATTTGTGCTGTCAACTAGTTCTAGGGAAAATGGTTCCCATGATTTTGTTACCATAGCTAAAACAACAATTGTAGCAACACCTAAAGCTATCCATGAAAGTTCTTTCATTTATAGTATCTCCGTGTTTTTCTCCACCTGAGTTTCCACAGTTTCCTTGCGACAACATTCATCTCTAAAATGGAAAAGATTTAGAGCTGAGTCATTAATAAAAAGAATGGAAGAGAAAGCCCTAGTAACCCTGAAATCTATGCTTGAAACTCGTGGTCTAAAGGTTTCAGATCCAGAACCGTTGGCTTCTGTTCTAGATGAAACTAGAATGTACAAAATAGGTGAAGTATTAATTCTCTTTAGTGATAAAAGTCGAATTAGTGATACAAATTTGTCATCATATATTAAATTCTCTTCAGAAAATGGCTATACCAATGGAATGATTATTGTATCCATCATACCGTGTTCTGAAAAGATTGTTAATACTGTACGTAGTTATATTAATAAAAAAGAGAATCCATTGCTTCAAATCTTTGATATTACACGGCTACAAACGGACATTTCTAAACATCGTAAATTTGTTCCTCATCGTATTCTGTCACAACAAGAAGTTCAATTGCTAGAACAAAGGTTTGCTATCACAAAACCTCGTGAACAACTTGCATGGATTGATTCACAAGATGCAGCTGCTAAATGGATAGGAGCTCGTCCTACAGATATTATTGAAGTTATACGCTTTTCAGAATCTGCTGGCGATGCTCGTTCATGGAGATTCTGTGTAGCAAATACTACCGAGTAAATAAATGGATGCTACATGGACTTCTGCAAAATCAGTGTATCGAGATAGTATGTTGCAATATAGCTTAACGGGGGAATCTAAATATAAGGCCGTAGCTGATGAAGCTATGAACACACTGAATAAGATTTTACTTAGTCGAAAAGCAAAACAGAGTCCTCAAACTATGCATACTGACTATTTGAAACAACAAGATATACTCAAGGGTGCTCTTATGCGTCAACCACCACCCACATATTCAGCGAGACCTTCTATGATATGGCATTATATTGCGTTGGGCTCATTGACGATAGCATTTTTTGTCCTCCTAGTCGTATGATCATATACACAATAGTTAGTACAGATAAAGAAAGAAAAAACAAAAGAAGAGTATATTGCCAGTGCACAGCCTTACGTTTATGTTCATCTTCATTCAAAATTATTTCCAATGTTTTTTTTCGATCAGAATCGGTTTGAAGTTTCAAAAATTCTTTTTGAATTTTTTTTAGTTCAGGTGTCAAATCTGTTTTGTCTGGACTAGATGCAATATAATCACGTACTAATTTTGCTAATTCTGAATTCATATCCAGCAAATGCTGTATCAATTCGGGCTGTTTATCTGGAGAAGCTTCTTGCGTTTGTCGCATCATATCATAATACGCTTCTTTTTGTTGTGCATATGAACTTTGGAAGTCCGTCATTATTCTATTGTGTTATAATAAATGCCGAATATAGATTCTACTGGAAAGCTTGGTCGTTCAATGGATTGTTCCCAGTTAATGGATATAAGAAAGAAGCGTCCTACTGTTTCACTAGAACATAACAAAGTTCCTCCAGGTAATCAAAAGGTAAAACCTATGTTTAATCGTGATTATAAAAATGGAGGAAACTCTGATAATGGAGCATCATGGTTCTACAATCAGAGAGGACTAGTATTATTATATCAAAGAAGAACTCTATTCTAATTAATAATGAGTGCATTTGACTCTTTAACCGATCAAATCAATGGACTTTTACAGGTTGATCCTTCGTGGAAGTCAATTCCTGGTGGATTATCTAAGGTGTCTACTTCCTCTCTTGGATTTTCATGGGGTATTTCTTCTCAAAACGTATATTATTGTCGTCTACCTTGTTCAGGTGAATGGACAAATGTCCCCATTCCTGATACAGTTGTAGATATTATAACAGATGATAGTCATGTGTATGTCTTAGGAAAAACTACGTTCATGTCTAAACTTGCATCGAATATGGAAGATTGGGTCGTTATTCCAGCTCCATCGGGTGCAGTATCTATTTTGTCTACCTCATCTAATATTTGGGCACAAGATGCTTCAGGAAAAAAATGGAAATTAGCTAAACCTGGAACAACTGGAAATTGGATTGCAGTAGATGATACTTCTGGTACTATACTGACATCGGCATCCGGATCTTCACTATATGGAATTCAGTCGGGAAAAGCTGTAAAATCAGATGAATCGTTACAATCTGGTTGGTCATCTTTAGCAGAGTTTGAAGGAACGATGTCAAAGGTATTTGGTGATCTAGATAAAACTGCACTATACGGTCTTGATTCAAAAAACTCATTATCTAGATGTGCTTCTGGAACATGTGCAAATATAGATACACCAGGTACACCACAAAATCTTTCTATTGATTCTAAAGGTACATTATGGATGACAACAACAACACAGGGTGTAAAGGGTAATATATATACAAAACCCGATTCATTAACATTACCAGATACATCTGAATTGGATAAGCAAAGAGATGCTGTAGTTCACGAAGCTCAAATAAACTATCAGAAACGTTCTGTAGAACAAACATTACAGGATATTGCAGAGTTTCTAGGAAAATTAATAAAAAAACCTGAGGATACTTCTACGTCTAAACAAGAAGAAAAGATCATACATAATCGTAAATATTTAGATCGAATGAATATCTTAATTCCTGTAATGATGCATATATGTTTATATATTAGTGGTGTAGCTTTATTGTATATTTTCTTAGGAGAGATGGATTGGATTGCTCATATACTTGCTTTAGGAATTCTTGGATTTGGAGTTTATGACGTATACTTTTTATATGGAAAACAATAATGGATGTCCAAGCACAAAGAAAAAAAGAACTTGAACAAGCTCATCAAGAAATGAAGAATGCTACACCAGAAGCATATCCTCAAGCTCGTATACGATATTTTACATTAAAAGAAGGACAGGGGTGGTTACGTACAGAGAAAGAACGTTTAGCATCAGCACACATAGATCCTTTGCTGAAAGATTTGGATGCTCGGTATGAACAATCTAACGTAACACCTGTACAAGAAACCGATGCTTCAGAATCACGTTATCTTCATCGTCGTCTTCTTGAAGAGAAAGATAAAGTTGGTGTGGCATTAAGATCATTGGAATTTAGTAATACACTATCACAAACGCCCTGGTTACCGTATACGTTAAATATGTTAATTGCCGTATTAGGTGTTGGTTGTGTATATCTTCTCTTATCGGGAAAAGCTTCACGAATCTTTCGGCCAACTAATACAATATGATTGAGTATGTGATTTTAATGTTACTTTTAATTGCAATGTATTCAGTTTCATTATGGGATCGTGGACGTGAAGGATTTTCTGATGGAAAAACTGAAACAATCGTAGATTTCTATGATTCAACATATGCAGATATTTATAACGCTTTATGGCATTCATCTAAGACTGTGAATGAATTTGAACAAGTGTCAATACAAGAATCTTTATTGGCCGGAAAACAGAAGAATTCATTGAAGATTTTAGATATTGCATGTGGTACAGGATTTCATTCTTGTTTTTTTAAAGGATTAGGTGTTGACTATCTTGGTATAGACTCTTCGGAAGCAATGTTAGCTCAAGCACGTAAAGCATGTCCAAATCAGAAATTTCAAAAAGGAGATGTAACTGTAGCTACAACATTTGGACAGAAATCTTTTTCAGGGGCATTATTATTAGGATTTGCAATATATGAATTTAATCCTAAAGTTGTGTTAGATAATGCATTTTCATGGATTGAACCTGGTGGATCACTATTGGTCCATCTTGTTGATCCTGATAAATTTGATCCATTATTAGATCTAGCTTCTCCATTCGCAGCATTTTCATTGCAAAAGTATTCCTATGAACGTCAAACAAAATCTGAAATTTATTTTGATCAATTCAAATATTCAGGTGAATTTCATAAACGATTAAATGAATCCGACGCTACATTTAAAGAATTGTTTACGTATTATACACCTACAAACGGTATAAAATATCGTGAACAAGTTCATACATGGAATATGCCTTCTCTAGACTCTATGGTTGAACTAATTAAATCTGCTGGATTTCGGGTTTCAGAAAAAATAGATTTAGTTTCAGTTGGTAAAGAATATCAATATTTATTTTTACTAACTAAATGAGCGGATAATTTAGAGTAAAACACGTCGCAACAGAAGATAATGGATGTTCGCGATTCTCGTACTGTGACAGATTTCCAGAAATTTACTTTTTCTGGACATTTGCGTACACACGTGTATAAAGTTTTAGACGAAAATGTGAAATTAGGTCATGCTGATTACGCATGTTTTTGGACCTTAGAACTTTTATGTTCTGGATTAACACATTCATTTTGGAATACAATTTTTTTATCTGCAGCAGTTCATATTAATCGTGCTGCTCCAAATGTATTTTTATATTTGGTCAGAAAATATGAAGAATTTAATCCTATTGAATCGGGATACTCAGTACTTCATATGACAGATATTCGAAATCATGCTGAAGCTCGTCAAATTGTATGTGAAGTTGCAGCAACAGTAGCGTTATGTCGTAAACTAAAATTACCTGTGTTTCCTAAACTAAAACCTGAACATGATTTTACTCAATTAGTTATTCAAGAAAATTTGAAATCTACTTCAAACATGTTTGCTCGTTCTGTAATCAAGCAAGAAGATCCATTAGAATTTTTTATTCCTGTAAATGAATTGATGTATTCTTTACGTCCTGAATCTCGTGATGTATCGCGATGTTTATACTGGAGTTCATGGATATTGACATACGCATCAAAATGGAAACAAGATAAGAAAATCTATTTAGATTGTGCATATAGAACAAATGATTATGTAGAAGAAAAGTATTTACGATCACCTATCTGGATCTTATGGGCATGTATTCATGAAACAGCAAAAAATTCACCCGTCCATCAATACATAGATGCCTTATATAAACTATATTGCTTACGATGGGCCAAGGGTGACTTAAAAAAAAGACTACCTTTTTTTGTGACTGCAGTTCTTTTGTTATGTGAACCCGTAGATATGCAGTATCAAGTTCCACAAAGTATTTCTACAGTCCAAGATGTTGTTCAAAACATTCCTCAATGGATACAAGCAATTATACATACAAACCAATCCTTTCACTCGTAACTAGCGAAATATTTTCTCTTCACTTATTTGTAATACAATGAATGGTTATTTGCGAGCATTTCTGCGATTAGTCTTTCTTGGGTTTGGAGTCACGTTTATTATCATGGGAATTTTAGGTTTACTCCCAGGAGGAAATATTGTTCGTGGAAAAATTGTACCTTCTGTTGAAGTTGTTGGAGGAGTTTTATTAACCTATTTTGCTTGGAAATTTTCTAAATTAGAAGCGTTACTTGGAGCACTATATAAACTTATTCTTGAATAAGTATAAAATGAACCATAAACTTAAAGCTGCGTTAACTCTAGGTGTTCTCTTTTTTCTTCTTTCTTCACCATCTGTATATAGTCTTGTTGATTCTCTAGTTCCAGGAAGTGCCTACAGCGGAAAACCTACTACTCAAGGGTTAGTTTTACATTCTTTAGTGTTTGCAGGATTAGTCTATTTAATGATGCCTCGGACGTAATATACCTTTAAACAAAGATTCGAAACGAATTATACATTGTATACATCAATTAATGAAACACCATGAAACTACTATTCTTTGATACGGAGACAACTGGTCTTCCAAAGAATCGTGATCCTGCATACAAAGGTCCAGATAATTGGCCACATATGGTATCTATTTCTTGGATTCTTCAAGATGGAAAAAAGATTGTAGATCGTAAATCTTATATTATTAAACCAGATTGGATTATTCCTGAAGATTCAATTAAAATTCATGGAATTAGTCAACAACGTGCTATACGAGATGGTCGTTATCTACGAGATGTTATTCACGAATTTCTAAGCATTGAATATGATCATTTAATTGGACATAATTTATCATTTGATATTAATGTTCTTATACATGCATGTTTATGGGATCTCAAGATTCCAATGCCACGATTTGGAAATCAATTTTGTACAATGTTAAGTTCTACAAATCTATTACGACTTCCTCTTGGAAATGGACGAATTGGATATAAGTCTCCTAAACTTGGTGAATTGTATCAGCATGTTACAAATAGACCACCAATTCAAGAATTGTTACATAGTTCAATGTATGATACAGAACTTCTTGTAGAAATTGTAAATACTTACAAACCTTTTCAAGTTGTCTTAGGTTTAATTGAACCAGATCATGTAGAACCAAATGAAACTAATCAAAGAACCCGCACCATCATTCTTTAAGGCAAAACAATCATATAAAACTGTGTACGCGTGGTGTATAGATGGATGGGTGTATGATGTTGTAGCTAAAACTAGACTACAGTTTTTTTCAGGTCCTAATGGGTTAGAAATCAACAAAGAGTCGTGGAATGTTCTCCAAGAACCTTTATTTACAGAAGAAGTTGAAGTTCATATTATAGATTCGACGTCATGGATTGAATCTGGTGAATTATTTACGTGTAAACCATGAGCAGGGAAGACAAGATGGTTGTACAAGAGATAAAAGATCACGGGTTACAAGTGTAGGATTTTTTTGCAGTTCAGTTTTTATTAGTTCAAGAAGATCAGCATACGAGGGTACAATTTTACCAGTATCAACATCAATTACTTGTGAAACAGTTTCCCGAACATCTTCAACAAGACGTACAACAAAATTACTTCCGGCTACAACGGTCACTTCTTCACCCTCTATCTTATCAAGCGTACTGTTAATCTTAGAAAAACTTTCTACTGCTTGTTGGCTCATTTGCGTCTTATACTTAATACAAGAAAAACATGTAAATAACAAATGATTTTTTTGGATGTTATCTATACTTCATTAACAACTATTTTTGTCATGGCATTGATTCAAGTTCTTTTATATGTCGGAGTCAGAATTATGTATCCTCCTGAACCTCGTATTATTTATCGCGATGTTCCTAGATATGTAGCTCCTACCAGTTTACCTGAAGAGCCTATACAAGAAGTAAAGATACCTGAATATGAACCTCGTGAACAAGTTTCGGGAGGTCTACGGTTGGACCCCCAATTACCACCTGGGCTCAAAGAAACACGTCCAGACGGACTCTAAAGGGTGGTTATTACTAACATATGATCCCAGCCCAATATGTGTATGGGTGTCGGGGTCAACAATAAAAAAACTACAGTGTGGTATAGATGAACGTTTGTGTGGAGATACGCTGTTTGAAGCAGAATACGTAAATGGAGCCTACATTATTTGTGATTTGTTTTTGTTTAACTCTTGTATCCTTACTAGCATACCGAAAGTCCAGAGAATCGCCAAGATTACAAGACTAATGGAATTTATGTATAACTTACCTGGTCTTGATCAAATTAATTACCGCACAGGAACACGAATTATAAAATCAGCTATACCCGATGTATATTTCTTAGAAGGGACGGAAGACTATATTCAAGTTCCTGATATTGAAACGTCAGAATATTTGCGTTCATTAGGAGATTCATTCGATGTGTCTTTAGAAGAACGAGATGGACTCTGGTTCGTAAAATATCCTTGCTTAAAGTAAATGCGCAGACGCAGTCATAAGAAAAGTCATCGACGCAAGTCTATGCGTAAACGCACAATGCGAGGTGGATTTATTGGTGCTGCAGGTGCTATAGCACCAGGAGCAATGGAATGGAGACGTGGTTCTGAATATGGTCCTATGGTAGCCGATCGAGCAGGTAATACTACTGCATGGGGGCCTCCTAAACCAGGAGGTCTTCCAATGTATGGTCGCGGACGCGGAAAACGAGGGGGGAGAAGTGTTCGAATGAAACTTCGTGGTGGTGGTTCATATGGTGCTACTCGTGCTGAATTTCGTGGAGACGGTGCAGGTGGATTTGCAAATCATTCTCAAGGTTCTGCTAAAACTCCTCCTGGTCCAAATGATTTTCGTTTAGGAGCATTCAATGATGGAAACAAAGGATTTGGGGGATTTGCAAGATTATTCCCTTCTAAGTAAACAAATGACTGATTCAGTTCTTGCAGGAATTCTTTTTTTAGGTGTAACATATTATCTGTTAAAACGAAACGTTCCACAGATGCTTATTTGGGTTGTTTTAGGTTATCTTGTTGCTTATAATTGGATTCATTCTTCTCGTACAGTAGCTGTTATTTTTGGTATGGCTTGTGCATGGATTGTATGCTATACAAGTACTCGTGAATATTTTGAACAAGAGAAATTAGCGGATAAAAAGCCAGAAGACTCAAAAGAACCAGAACCTACAGGTAAGTCTACCCCACATGTAGATCTGGGTACTACAATTTTACATGCATATCGTAATTTAACTCCTGAACAAATTGGAGGAATGCGTCGTGATACAAAAGAATTAATGGAACTTCAAAAAGAGTTAATGGGTACATTAGCTGAAATGAAACCTGCGATTGAACAAGGTGCTGAACTTCTCGGCACATTCAGCCAATTCTTTGGTAAACCACAGGCGTAATACTAGTGTTTATTGTATACGAAATCCTTCAGAAGGAAAATCTTTTTTATCTAATGTTTTTGAACAAATGTATGACCATTCTACTTCTTCTGGAAAGAGTTCATGTAATAGAGGCAGAGAAATCCAATTTCCATGCACAACATATTGAGAAAGGCGTTCTGTATAATCTGTTTCTCCACACCCGATCCATATCCATGGACATTCAGGTCTCTGATCAAGACGATCAATACGTTCTCCTTCTTCTTCACGAATATATGCTGTGTTTGTAGGCCATACCTTTGTTTTAGATAGCGTCTCACCAAGATAGGTTTTTGATACAGTTTCACAGAGAAATGTTTTTTCTGGAATTACAGCTGTCCATTTCAAGGGTTCTGTTCCTGATCCTACTCGTTTCAGCTTACATGAATAATATGTATTTTCAGTGTACAAAAAATTAGCAAACGATCTACAGGCACGACTTAGACACCAGAACATTTTTATTAATAGGATGAGTTTGTTGAAATCGGTGGTTCTCCAGCACCTAATGTTTCAACAAGTTCATCTTTTTTTGGTGAAGTAAAATGTTCAACAGCTAATCCTTGAAGACCACGATCTAAATTTAGACCTAGTGCAATAGATGTAGCCAATGCAGTTATAATAAATGGCACGCTAATGACAACCCAAGAGATAATACCTAAATCAACTTCACAAAATGAGTCAAGTAATAAAACGCAGACAAGGCCAGATACCAATTTTACAGCAGCTGTGATGTACATTCCTAACCCAAGATCTAGACCAATATGTACTAAAATGTACATTAAATAGAGAACAGCAGGTGGGCATAAATGTTCAATAAACATCATCTTAACGTTGTTTACTTTACACCTATAAAAATAAATGACTGATATTGAGAAAATTATGGATATGACATTCTGTTCTCGTGAGGATGCAGAAGCAGCTCTCAAGAAAATGGGTAATGCACTAGAAGCAATATGTTTATTAATGGAAGCTCCATTAGCTGAAAAAGAACGAACGTCTGAACAAAAATTTTTTGATGAAATACGTAAGAATTTAGATGAAATGGAAGTTAGAAATGCAGAATTTCTTATCGCAAGTCGATACGTTGCTGTGGAACCAGGCGAGAAGCAAAACCCCCCCGAAGAAACTTCTCAACAAAATAATTGCTCTCCGGAATGTCAGCTTGACGCTCAGGTATCAGCGGCGAAAACACAGGAAACTGACGATCCATAATTGTTTGAATACTTTTACGATTTGGAGTTGAATACCCATATTTAACACGACTCTGATCTTGAATTCCATCTAAATTTCCAGCACCCATAAATGGTGTAGTGGCCCATGGTCTCTGAAATAATTGTTTAGGTCCACGAAGACGTACTGTAGATGGATCGCCATTACGCATATCCGTTTGAAGATCAATCTGACATCCACCCTCAGGAGAATTTCCATAATTTCCGCGAGGAATTAAGCCAACAAATTCACCTGCGAATTTAGTTGCTGAGCCATTTCCGCAAGATTCAGAATTATTTGCAAGATAAGTAGCCTGATTGTTTCTTCCAGCAGGATCTACAGATAAATTATTATTACGAGCATTTGCATGAAAAAACGGGTATTCGTTCATTCTTATTTGTGGCTTAGAAAGAAATGTTTCTAAAATATATAATCAATGTCTTGGGGATATCATCTGATTCTTGATTCATCAAGATGTATGCGAGGTGCTATCCGTTGTCCTCGGATAATTACTCAATTTTCAGATGATCTTGTCAAACAAATTGATATGGTTCCTTATGGTCGCCCTCAAGTTCAACATTTTGGTTCAGGAAATAAAGCTGGATATACATTAGTTCAACTTATTGAAACCTCTAATATTGTAGCACATTTTGTAGAAGAAACGGATGACATGTATTTGGATGTATTTAGTTGTAAACCGTATGATCCCGAAACAGTAAAAAAGGTTGTTGGTAAATACTTTACACCTCTTGGAATGCATTCTAAATTTCTAGTACGTCAAGCAGGAATGAATCCGCTTATCAAAGAACTTAGATAGCGCTAGCCGACTTAAGCCATTCTATACAGACTCGTTTATTCACTTTATTTCCACGCATATTATATGAAAATGCAAGAAAGAGCTCGTTCTGTGCTTCAGACCGTTCTGTTTCTTCACAAGGTGTTTGTGTTAGAAGGATTGCTCGATTAACAATCCGACGAAACCCAAACGAAGTATGAACGAGAATTTTTGCTAGAGCATCGTATTGAATAATATCCTGCATCGTTTTACTGTGATAGTTTTTTAAACCAAAAAAATTCGTTTCTGTTCTAAAACGAAAAAGATCTAGTACATACAGTCTGACATAAAAATGTTCCAACCTTGTTCGTGGAATGAATCTGATCATAATTTTCACTATGTTGTAGATACATATGGACGAACTGGTGAAGGAGATATTGCACGAGTTCGTCTAACAGGATTTAAACCATATTTCTATCTAAGAGTCGGAAAGGAAACTATCTCCGAACTTCAACATTCATTCAAATCATCTAAAGGTACACCTATTCATGTTCGAATTACAAAAGAACAAAAATTAGATGCTATGGCAGGATTTTCTGAACTTAAAAAAATTGATGTCTGGAAAATAGAATGTACATCATTGTGGGCATTTAAGCATATTTCACGTGAGTGTAAGAATGGACTTAAGATTGGTTCAAGATGTATTGTTGATGGCGATTTATTTGAGTCTAATTTACCTCCTTATTTACGACTATTTCATGAACAAGGGCTAAATCCAGCTTCTGCATTTTCATTCGAAGGTCATGAAGAACACGATGATATTCGTGTAGATAAATGTTTTACAACATCATATAAAACATTAAAAGCTGTAGACATTCAAATTCCTTTATATGTGCTATCATATGATTTAGAAGTATATTCTGAATCAGGTCAATTTCCTCTTGCAGAAAATAGAACAGATGAAATTATTCAAATTGGACTATCAACACGATGGACAGATGATTTGATGACTCCTGTTGAACGTATAGTTCTTATTTCAGGAACATCGATTCCATCAGATACAATAACCTATATTTCATGCAAGAATGAAAAAGAGTTACTCCTTAAATTTCAAGAAGTATTGTATCATGAAAATCCCGATATCTTAGTTGGTTATAATACGTTTGGGTTTGATGATGGTTATCTTGCTGAACGAGCATCTCTTCTTAATGTAAATCTTTCTCTAGGAAGATGTGATCCATGGCAACAACGTGAACATTTACCTACAGTTAAAAAAACATTTGAATTAGCTTCGGGAAAATATGCAGTTCGATATCTTGATTTGAATGGACGTCTAACTATAGATTTGCTTCTAAGTATTCGTCGGGAACAAAATCTAGATTCGTACAAATTAGATTCAGTGGCATCAACATTTCTTCGTGATAAAGTCATAAAGTTCGTTATAATTTCAGGAGCTGAAACGAGAATGTTCGAAATTCATACCAAAAGTACGCGTGGATTGTTTGCAGGAAATTTTGTTCGATTTGATATTGTTACAAATACCCTAAATCCATATGCTGACGGAAAGAAATTTAGGGTAAAATCTGTATCCCCAAAAATGTTTATTGTAGAATTAGATGATCATAATTATCTAAATACGTTTGATGATATTTCCATGGAAGATAGGTCTAAACTAGAATGGTCCTTTTCAAAAGATGATGTATCAGCTGCTCAACTATTTAAAATGCATAAGGGTACTCCAGCCGAACGATCAGAAATTGCTAAATATTGTATTCAAGATTGTGATCTTGTTCTTACTCTAATGGCAAAATTAGATACACTTGTAAATGCACGTGGAATGGCTGATGTATGTCGTGTTCCTGTAGATTATATCTTTCTACGTGGCCAAGGTATAAAAATTTATTCAGCTGTTGTGTTTTATGCATCTAAACGAAATCAAATTTTGGTCACTCAAGATACATTTGAAGAAGATATGTCATATGAAGGTGCTATTGTTCTACCTCCAAAAATAGGAATGTATTTGGATCAACCGATTCCAGTTCTAGATTTCAATTCATTGTATCCTACGAATATGATTGCGTTCAACTTGTCTCCAGATACCTTAGTGTATACGAAAACATATGATTCAGATGGACGAATTCTAGAACAAACTGGGATTAAAACTGAGTTTCCTATTGATGAAATTTCGTTTGATATACCAGGTGGACGTAAAACATGTGGATTTGTTTAAGCTGGAACTCCTGAACTTGTAGGTATTTTACCATTGACTCTTGATATTTTGCTAAAAAAGCGAAAAGAAACACGTAAACTTATGGAAACTACAGAAGATGAATCTCAAAAATCTGTATTAAACGGGTTGCAACTCGCATATAAAACAGTAGCTAATTCAGTGTATGGTCAATGTGGTTCACGATCATCTGCAATCCGAAAAGTTGAAGTTGCTGCATGTACAACTGCAGCTGGTCGTGAACGTATCTTATTTGCTAAATCTATTGTTGAATCTGAATTTGGTGGTGAAATTGTCTACGGAGATACGGACAGTATATTCATCAAGTTTCAAACAAAAGATCTCAGAGAATCCATTGATCTTGCAAAAAAAGCTGCTGACAGAATTACTTCCTTATGTCGTAAACCTTACAAAATTGAATATGAAAAAACATTCTTTCCTTTCATTCTCTTTTGTCGCAAACGATACATTGGCCTAATGTACGAAGATGATGTAAAAAAATGTAAGCGTAAATTTATGGGTATCGCATTAAAACGACGAGATTCTGCACCTGTTGTGAAAGATGTGTATGGTGGATGTCTAGATATTCTTCTTGAACAACGATCATTGAAAAACGCACAAGACTTCTTAAAAACTTCTTTGGTATCCGTACTCAAAAATGAAGTTCCTTTAGAAAAGTTTATTATCACTAAACAGCTGCGTGATGATTATAAAAATCCCGATCAAATTGCTCACCGTGTTTTAGCAGATAGGATGACAGAAAGAGATCCAGGAAATAAACCACAAGTTGGGGATCGTATTGCCTATATCTATGTAGCTGGACGTTCAGGAAAGCAAGGCGACAGAATTGAAAATATAGACTATGTTCGTGAGAAAAAATTGAAACCTGATTCAGAATTCTATATAACAAATCAAATCCAGAATCCAGTAGCTCAACTCTTTGCATTAGGAATTGAACAGATTACAGGATATCAACCAAAAAGGTATCCTGAATTTCCTGATCTAGATGAAGAAGAATCTACTCTAAAAGTTTTAGCTATGAAAGAAAAAGAATTGGATTCATTATTGTTTACAGGAGCTCAGTATCTCCGGAAAGAAAAACGTGGTCCTTTAGACGCATTCTTTCGAAAATAGTGTAGTTAGAATAAATGAAAGGTGGGCAAAAGGGTTTACAAAAAGGTGTTCGCGTAAGCGTTAATTATGGAACTGGTCCACCTGTAGAAGGCAAGATTTTTCAATCACAGGGTACTGGAAATAATCCAAATGATACTTTGCTCTATAAAGTTCAATGGGAAGATGGTAAACCTTCTGGTTGGATTTCTGAAGATAAAGTTATGGAGCTTTCTGGAAATCCCCCAGAACCTCCAAGTGAAGGACAGGGTCGTCGTAAAACTAGACGTCGTAAACACAAGCGTAAGACATCTAAACGTAAAAAGCCTTCTAGAAGATAATGGATCAACGTATTATACAACTATTGCATGATTGTGTGACTGCACGTACTCGAGCATTTGAACGAATAACATATTGGCAAGATAGATCAGAAATTGCTCGTATTGTTCTTGATCAAGAATCTAGATTACTAGGACTTATTGGAACCTTAGTAAATCGTCAACGTATTCCTTTAACATTTACGTTCCCTATGCTTGATTTTAATAATTTGGAAAATGTTGTTGTAGCACCAACTGCACAACAAATTACTCATGAATTACTCCCAATTGAAGGTTCATCACCACAAACCTGCTCAATCTGTCAAGATTCTATTCAAGCAGATGGATGTCAACTTCGTGGATGTCAACATACCTATCATCGTGCATGTATTGGAGTATGGTTTACGACCAGTGTTCACTGCCCAGTATGCCGACGAGATATTCGAGGGGATCAGGAATCCCAAACATCTTCTGCGTCTCAATAAATGCTTTTTCACAAGGTGTTCCAGTAGGTGGTAAAATATACCGTGGAAGTGGTTCTGATTCACCATATTGTAAACGATGAAACACGCGACGTAGGTCGTGCTGACATTCTTTTAATAACTCTCTAAGCTCAGGACGATCAATATCTTTTGCAGATGGTGGAAAACATCTCAATATTTTTACGATACTATTACGTTTTAATATTGTAGGTATATCATTTCCTGTACATAAAATTGGTACAGTTCTTTGTTGATCTTTAATCCATTCTACAATTTTAGATTGTGCATGTGGATCTGAACCATCCAATTCATCTAAAATAACACATGTTTTTTTTGTATTTCCTAGAAGAAGTGAATGAATATTTATTGATCCTCGACAAGAATCACGCAATCTTTCTACATCTTCATAACTGCGAATAGAGATAGATGCATTAATTTCTAAAGGATAAAACCCATATGTACGCGCTGAACATAAAGCAAGTGTAGTCTTACCAATTCCAGGCGGGCCAGTTAAAAATAAAGATCCTTTAAAATCTGATGTCAAATATGTTTTTAATTCTTCTTTAATATCTTGATGACCAAAAACACCATCTAAATATTCTGGACGATATGATTCAGCATGCATTATGATAGGTAAGTTATCCATCTCTAAGTAGGTTCAACATTGGCCATTCCAATTTGTTCCACACGATGTACAAATCGAACACGCTTGTGATAATGTGTTGATTTTTGATGGGTCAAATGCATGACATACTGAACCATCTGGTGGCATACAGAGCGAACCATGTTTTGTCCAATGATCTGGACATCCACTTAAATTTAGAACAGAAGGGATAATTAAAATCTGTGGATTGAATACAAATTTGTATATAAGTAAAAACATAATTGACCATCCTAACGTCCATACGGCAATTGTCGTATTACTCATTCTTGCTTAGATACAAGAAATGGATGTCGCCAGACATGTCTTTGAAATGTTTTTTAAAGATGTGACAAATCCATTAGTTCGTCATCATCTAGACTCGTTCAAAGATTTCATTGATATTAAGATTCCTAGGTTTATCAAAGCATCTAACCCGCTAAGTCTATTGTTTGAAGATGGTCGTCAACTTGAAGTATATATTGGTGGAAAAGAAGGAACTCACCTTAAGTATAAAGTTCCTCAAACAGAAGGAAGTGCTTTGTTTCCTCATATGTGTCGATTAGAAAATCAAACATACAAATTTGATATTTATGCAGATTTCCATATCGAATACATTTATGAAGGACATCGCGATGTACGAGAGTTTAATGATGTATTTTTAGGGAGTATTCCTCTAATGTTGAAAAGTTCGTTATGTCATCTAAGTACTCTAAATTCTGATCAACTTGATTCGGTACACGAATGCAAATATGAATTAGGTGGATATTTTATTGTAGATGGTCAAGAACGTGTTTTACTCACACAAGAATCCTTAGGCGCAAATATGTTTCATGCAAAAAAGCGTAAAGTTATTGTGAAAGAAAAAATTGCGCGAACGATTACTGAATATGAATCTGAATCAAAAATTCAAGGATCAACAAAAGGTGAAGAATATGAATATGTAGCAGGAGTTTCATCAACATCTGAAGATGGTACACGTGGACCATATTCTCATCTCGTTATTCTTCCACCAAAACAACGTATTCCATCTGATCCAGAAGATATTCAAAAGGTTCAAGATTGGGCTTCTTTTTCAACAAAACGATTAGCAACTGTAAAATTACCAGGATTTTTACAGCCTGTTCCTTTACTTAGTGTGTTTCGAGCATTAGGAATATCAAATGATAAAGATATCTATGATATTGTATTATATGGTGTTCCTGAATCTCAGAGAACGCAATATGATTCAACATTCTTAACCTTAATTCTATCCCATGAAACATATGTGAACCAAGAAACAACTGAAGAGACAAAAGATCCAGATTTGGTTCTTTTAGTTAAAGAAACACGAGCAAAAAGTCAAGCGTCTGTCTTCAACAATTTATATACAAAATTATTTCCTCATTGTGAAGCTCAAGAAGAATCTACAGCCACATTTTACCGTAGAAAAGCCTATCTTCTTGGATTAATGGTTAAAATGGCGATTGATATTGATTTGGAGATAACTGGAAATTCAGATCGTGATCATTTTAAGTTCAAACGATTATCTGCAGCAGGCGATTTGTGTTTTGAAGAGTTCCGTCGTATTTTTACAGATGTATGCTCAGACTTTGTGAAAGCTATGGATTCACGTGTAGAGTTTGAAAAAGAAAATTATAAAGGACGTAAATTATCTGAGTTAGTTCAAGAAGATACTCTGAGACAAAAATATTGGAAGTCAGCTGAATTTCTCCAGAGATTTTCTAAATCGTTTAAAGGAAAATGGGGTGGTGCTGATGGTGTATCACAAGTATTATCTAGATTTTCATACGTAGGAACAATTGCTCATGTGCGACGAGTAAATTTAATGATGGATAAAGATACAAAAAGTTTAGAAGCTCGACGATTACATTCAAGTTCATGGGGGTTTATGTGTCCTGTTGATAACCCAGATGGTGGAAATGTTGGAATGATTAAGTCATTAGCTCTCTTATCTAAAATTAGTACACAAACTGAATCACGACTCTTAAAAGAAAGAATTAAATCAGAAAAAGATTTTTTGCCTCTAAGTATTTTGAATCCTGCTATATGGGATCCTCGTTGGACAAAACTGTTTCTAAATTCAGATTTATTAGGTGTATATCAGGGAAATACTGAATTACTTCATTCTAGTTTACTTCATGAACGAAGAACAGGAAAAATTCATGGTCTAACTTCTTTATTTTGGAATCGTACACAAAATGAATATGTAATTTTTTGTGATGCAGGAAGAATTTGTCGGCCTCTTTATCGTGAAGGAACTAAACCAGAATCTATACAGACAACAAAAACGTGGAATGGAGTATTAAATCATATGGATTTTATTGATCCTCAAGAATCTGAAGGGTTACTTATTTCTCGTGAAGCATTTGGACCTGGATATTCTGAATTACACGGTACTGCAATTTTATCTCCATCAGCTATCATTAATCCATTTATTGATCACAATCAAGCTCCTCGTAATATGTTCTCGTGTCAACAAGTGAAACAAGCATGTTCATGGTATAATACTGCATTTTCTAAACGATTTGATACAATTTCAACAGTATTAAATAGTCCACAACGTCCTTTATCCGAGACATGGGTAAGTCCACATATCTTAGGTGGAAATAATTGTATGCCATACGGTGAAAATACAATTGTGGCAATAGCAATTTATTCTGGCTATAATCAAGATGACTCAATTATTGTGAATGAAACTGCTTTGGAACGTGGAATGTTTCAAACAACGTATTATCATTCTTATGATTTTCAGGAAGAATCATTAAATCAGCTCTTTAAAGATGGTGTGATCCAAGTGGTAAATTCCACAGAACTATGCAATCCTTCTGTTGATCCAAAATATCGCGAAACTGTAATACTGAATGTTACGGCAGACTATAGCTTATTAGATTCTTCTGGAGTAATTCGAATTGGATCACATGTTACACCAGAAACAGTATTAGTTGGCATGGTTACTCCACAAATGAATCATCATGGTGAAGTTGTTGGATTTCGTGATACATCAAAAAAACCTAAGAGAGGGCAACATGGTATAGTAGATGGTATTTATCGGTATACAACTTCTGAAGGACTTCAAGGTGTAAAAATTAGAGTAGCAGAAACACGTCTTCCTATTTTGGGTGATAAATTTAGTGCGCGTCATGGACAAAAAGGTACATGCGGAATTCGTCTAAAAGAAGAGGATATGCCATTTACTGCAGAAGGACTCCGCCCAGATCTCATTGTAAATCCTTGTGCCTTTCCTTCACGTATGACGATTGGACAATTTGTTGAATCGATGTCTAATATTGTAGCCCTTGATTTAGGTGTTCTTATCGATGCAACCGCATTCAGTTCTCAGAATCGTATTCAAGATACGAAAGAGATTATGTTACAATTGGGATATCATCCATATGGTAATCAGTTATTATATAATGGTCAGACTGGTGAACTTATTGAATCTGAACTTTTTATGGGGCCTACATATTATCTGCGATCAAAGTTGATGACCGAAGATAAATTAAATTATAGAAATACAGGACCAATTACAAAATTAACACATCAACCGTTAGAAGGACGAGCACAAGATGGTGGTCTTCGAATTGGTGAAATGGAACGTGATGGATTATTATCTCATGGCTTAATGGGATTTTTAACTGAATCTATGATGAAACGTTCAGATGCTGCAGAATTTTTATTTCAGCCTGATCTAGGAAGAATTGATGCTCAAGATGGTCATCCAACAACAAAAATAAACATTCCATATTCGATGCGTCTTTTCTTACAAGAGTTAGAATCAGCACATATTCAATTAAAATTATCTTCGTGAACGTCGTTTTCTTCCTCTAGTTTTCTTTCCTTTACGTCGATGTCTACGTGTACGTCCGTATCCTTCTAATACTTTTGCAGCAACACCTAGGGCTTCTTCATCTGGTCCAACTCGTTTAGAGGTGCGTTCATAATCATCTTCTGTTAATTTAGCATGACACTGTTCCATTCTTTTCCTATCATCGCCTTCTCTTACTGCAATAGGTTTGCCATTTCTCATTAGTAAATTATTTTGTAAGTGAAGTGAAAATCCTTCAGTAAAGAACTTGGACAATTCTTCATATTGAATTTCAAATGACTTTTTAATGTCATCGATCGTTTGTTTATCACTTACAGGATCAAGCTCACTTAAATTTTTCATTTTTTCTTGCATATTCTGTTCGAATGAAGGAACACCACCTTCATCATTCTGTATTCCTTTAATTAATTTAGTAAAAAACTCATATGTACACGGATGTCCTGCTTCTTTAAACAATTCAAATGCTGGTTTTTTTCCAGGTCGCGTAGCCCAGTTTTTCTTAATGTAATATTTCATTCTTTCTCTCATTTGTGATGGAAATCGCACACCAGGAGCATCTAATAAGATATCAACTTGTTTATCTGTTATGGTATCAGAGGGTCTGGTAAACGTTGACATCCATTCATAAAGTCCGGATTTAGGTTCAGCCATTATATTCAATAACGGATTTTATTATGTGTAGCAAAGAAATAGAAAAGATGGATTCTATGTTCGTCATTAAACGTGATGGCACGAAAGTTCCTGTTAGTTTTGATGAGGTTCTTAAGAGAATCCGCGATTTGTCATCTGGATTGGAACATGTAAATCCAGATTTGGTAGCACAGAAAGTATGTTCTCAACTAGAGAATGGAATGGAAACAAGAAAGCTAGATGAATTTGCTGCGGAAACGTGTGCAACTATGCAATCAAGATACCATCCGAATTATGGAACATTGGCGGCACATATTGTGATTTCTAATCATCAAAAGAATACACCTACGTCTTTGCTTGAATGTGTTCGTGGTCTAGATGTTCATCCAGACTACACGCGTCTTGTTGAAGCACATGCAGTTGACTATGAGAAAATGATTGATTATACACGCGATTTTATGTTTGATTATTTTGGATTCCGTACATTGCAAAATGGGTATCTTCTTCCAGGAGAAAGGCCACAACATATGTGGATGCGTGTAGCTATTCAACTTCATGGAGATACATTTCCTCTTGTTCAAGAAACATATGATGCATTGTCTCAAGGATATTTCATTCAAGCTACTCCTACCCTATTTAATGCAGGTCGTCGTAGACCTCAAATGTCTTCCTGCTTTCTTCTCACAATGAAAGAAGATTCTATTGATGGAATTTATGATACATTGAAACAATGTGCTCAAATTTCTAAATGGGCAGGCGGAATTGGTCTGTCTGTGCATACAGTAAGAGCACGTGGTACTCAAATTAAAGGAACATCTGGAGATTCTACTGGACTAGTTCCTATGCTGAAAGTCTTTAATGATACTGCTAAGTATGTAAATCAAGGTGGTAAACGTAATGGTTCATTTGCAATTTATCTAGAACCATGGCATGGCGATATTGAAGAGTTTCTCAAACTAAGATTGAATCAAGGTGCTGAAGAAGATAGGGCTCGTGACCTGTTTTATGCAATGTGGGTACCAGATCTCTTTATGAAACGTGTAGAACAAGATTCCCATTGGACTCTGATGTGTCCTCATCAATGTCCTGGATTGGCAGATCGTTGGGGATCTGAATTTGAAAAACTGTACAAAAACTATGAAGATCTTGGTAAAGGACGTCGTGTAAAAGCAAAAGAGATTTGGAAACTTATTATGGATTCACAAATTCAGACTGGTATGCCCTATCTCTGTTACAAGGATGCTGCAAATTCTAAGAGTAATCAACAGAATCTGGGAACAATTCGATCATCAAATTTGTGCACCGAAATCATTGAATATTCTTCACCACATGAAAGTGCGGTATGTAATCTAGGTTCTCTAGCTCTACCTAAATTTGTAGAAGAGGGTAAATTTAATTTTGAGAAACTCAGAGAGTATACACGAATTCTAACTCGTAATCTCGATATTGTTATTGATAAAAATTATTATCCAACAGAAGAAACGAAACGATCTAATTTCCGTCATCGTCCAATTGGAATTGGAGTTCAAGGTCTAGCAGATGTATTTGCTAAACTTCGTCTAGCATGGGGATCTCAGGCTGCTTCAGATCTCAATCGAGAAATCTTTGAAAACATTTATTTTGCAGCATTGAGTGAATCAACACAGCGTGCTATAGATCTTACCGAGTATATTCATCTAGGTATTGATCAACCTGGATCGTATTCATCCTTTTACGGTTCTCCAGCATCTAAAGGACAATTTCAACCTGATTTGTGGTCAGATCAACCAAGACGAACTCCGTATCTTGATTGGACATCATTGAAAGAGAGAGCTTCAGAAGGAATTCGTAATTCTCTTCTTGTAGCTCCAATGCCTACTGCATCTACATCACAAATTTTGGGAAATAATGAATGTTTCGAACCATTTACATCCAATATGTACACACGACGTGTTTTGGCGGGTGATTTTATGGTTATTAATAAATATCTAGTTGAGGATTTGGTTAGACTTAGATTGTGGACTCCAGAAATCCGAACTGCAATTATTGCAAATAATGGATCTATACAAAGTATTACAGGAATTCCTGATGATCTTAAACTGATGTATAGAACAGTCTGGGAAATTCCTCAGAAAGTTCTTATTGATATGGCTCGTGATCGAGCACCCTTTATTTGTCAGTCGCAGTCACTCAACTTGTTTCTCAGTGATCCATCATATTCTAAACTCACATCCATGCATTTCTATGCGTGGAAATCAGGCTTGAAAACTGGATGCTATTATCTGCGTACAAAGGGCGCCGCTACTGCCCAAAAATTTACTGTCGAGCCTTGCTTGTCGTGCTCAGCATAAATTTTCTTCTCAGAAGAACATAAAACAAATGGTCGAACTTTCAACCGTCGGTACTTCCTATGCTCCTGCCCCCATTGGTGGTCGTCGTCGTTCTCACAAGAAACTCCGTCTTGTAAAGAAGAAAACTGTACGTCGTATGTTAGCTAAGAAAGGTCTAAAGATGCGCGGTGGTGGTCCTTCAGCTGCACCCGAAGCTGCTGCTACTGCACCTGCCCCTGCTATGGGCGGTCGTCGGCATCGTAAAAGCAGTCGTCGCGGAAAGTCGTCCCTATTCGGTATGCGCTTTTAAGCCTTCGCCAATGTGACTTACTAAAGCATATAACTTTTCATTGAATCCATAATGACATCCATTGGGTTCCCCCTGAGGAGTTTTTCTTGATGATGAATTTTTAGAATGAATAAGGGAAACGATAACCTCTTGTGGAGAGATTTCCCGGCACATCTGTTCGCGACCACGAATAAATGTATCGGCTTCTCCAATATCTTCAGTAAATGGACTAGCTTCCCAGAATTTACGAGTAAAACATAGTGTAGCTTCAGATACACGTTGAGACATTGGTAGAGTAATAGGTGGAACATTCATAAACGATGTATATTTTTCAATATCATAACAAGGAATAATTGTGCTGAATACACATTCTTTTTTAGGAATACGATTTAGCATAGCTACACGTTCAAGTACACTATTATTCGGATATACATCATCATCATCCATAAATACTATAGTATCATACATTGCATTTTGAACTCCAATATTTCTCTTTTCTGCAATTCCTGTTTTCTGATCTAGTTTAACATATTTAACATTTGGAATTCCCATTAATTCTTCTTCAATTGATTCACCATCATCTACAATCACCCATTCTAACTTATCTTCCGGATATGACTGAATAAGGTAAGAATATTTAGCTAGAGGTATAAATTCTTTGCGATTGTAGGTTAGAGTAACAATAGATACATCTGGTAAGTCTTGTTCTGGCAGAAGAAGATCAGCAGATACAAATGGTGAAACATCAGGACATCTAAATCCGCTTATGAATTGACGATGTCTTTTCTCATACAATGTTCTCATAAATTCAGAAATCTTTTTGCGTTCAATCTTTGGTCGTTCCAGCCATTCAAGAAGACACGTTCGTACAGATGATGAGGATATATCTACAAGATTAGCTAAACATTCTGGATGAGAAATAGTTTGATGTGCTGATCCCCACAGAATATCTTGAGATTCATTTGTTAGTTCAAGAAAAGGTTTAATTGGTGAAAGAAGAAGATTACATCCTGCTGACATAGCTTCATTTACCGCATGTCCAAATCCTTCAGAATTCGATAAACAGATTGCTAGACCACATTCATGAAGAAGTTTATTGTAATCAGATTCAGCCATTAGATCATATAAAAACACTTTAGGTTGTACTTCAGGTGGAACAAAAAATTGAATTTCTCTGGAGTTTCTAGGAATATGTAATTCAGGAAGTCTAGCATATACTTCAGGATCAGATAGTAAAAGATCATAATATGCTTTTAATAATGGTTTTGGATTACGATAAATATTTCTTCCTACAAGAACTATCGCTTTAGAATAATTCTTTTTTGTTTCAAATACTTTATCAATTGAAGTCCATCCAATATATAAGACTTTATCTGAATACTGTGAAAAGATCTCTTCGGCTTCACGAGTTTTTACCCAAATATGATCCATCATAGGAATATATGGAATCCATGTTTTATAGGTCCATTCTTGATTGGGAACCCAGATATTTTTAGATGCATAAGTAAACAGAGAAGGATTTACAATTTCCAAAAAAATATTTATTTCTGCTTCTAGACACTGAGGTTGATTTGATGAAACACGGTGTATAGTACAATCAGGAAATTGATTAACTAAAAGTCCTCGAAGTAAAGAAGCATCTTGATTTAACCCAAGACTTCCAAAATTGGCAATTAAGTTAATCCGCATTTTTACTACATATGATGCGTCCTATTAAATCAAACTATTTTTTAAGAGACATGTAATGGAATTGATCAAATATAAAAATACTTTATATGGTAGAGTTGGATCTGATCTATTTATTTGGGATTCTGTATGGGAAACATTTCGTCCAATTTCTAAACTTGGATGGAATGGTTCTATACTCACACATATAGATATGTTTAAAGATGATTTATTAAATCCATGGTATGGATTTGGATCTTCTGAACAAAAAGAACGTTGTCGCCAACTTACTGAAACTGTTGAATTAAGTGAGTATGGAACTGATATTAGCAAATTATTTACACAAGAAGAATGGTTACGTGATCGTAAAGTTCCTTTATTGCCATGCGCTCCTCGAAATTCAGCATCATGGATTCGATATTTGAATACAATGAATTTACGTCGTAAAACTGTACGTAGAGATTGTTTACGCAAAACAAAAAAACGATGTTGACATGTTTATTTATGTCCGTAAAGCCACCTAGTACATCTTCTACCTAGGACACTTTCCCACCATTTGTATTCATCTACCCATCCCTGTATTAGCTTATGATGTGCAGCCTGTGATGCTAAACATGCGCTACATGTTGTAGTACACTGACATGTAGAGTAAACAAATCCCATGATTTGTCTGTATTATTTCTATATCGTAATATTCCATTTTAAGCATTTTTAGGTATGCGATAGGTTTCGGGTTTATTTGTTGTTAAATCTGTAACTGTATATTTAGAAAGATGACCTATTCTAGGATTACCACGATGTTTTTCAACAAGTTTAGATCGTGCAAGTGCACCACCCAATTTTCCTGGACGACCAAATGCACCATTTGGAGAAACTTGTGGACCTGTTCTTGACGTTGGGAAATCTGTTCCTGGAGGACGAGAATATGCATTTCCATGGGGAATAACCTTGACCAAATGATTTGCAGTAGTCAATGTGCTTGTACAAGATGGAGAAAGAGGATTCTGTGAACCATAATGAGTGTCAGCAAGACCACTCCAAGCTTCACGTGGTTGTACACCTAGACGATCTAAAGCAGGATTGCGAACAACTAAATGAGAAGCAGTTTGGGGACGAAATAGAGTACATGGCTCAGTGTATCCACTATTCAGCCCCGAGTAATCACTACCAGTCCAATCTCCACCTGGTAGTCCATTGTAGTTTAGACCATTTTTGACAATAATTGATGCAGCTGGAGTTGCACGTTCACAGTATTCTTGAACAGTTTTTACAGAAGAGAATCTATTCACATCTTCTTTAATTGATCTAGCTGCTCGACTCAGAGTAAATAAAGAAGCATCTGGTACACGGCCGCCAGCTCCAGATCCTACAAATTTCATCGGCATTTTTGAAGTACTCGGATTAGGAATGAAAGGATTAAAAGAATTATTAATCACGTGATTCGTAGAACCTTGAATCCATGAATTTGCTAATTTTGTACGTTGAATGAAGTTAGAAGTATCACCGTACCTTTGTTGACGATCAAAAATACGTGGTCGATTAATTTGTTGAGTTCGTAAATAATCGGCATACGACATCTTTGTGTTCTAGGAGGATTTTATTACAGATCAACATGAGTCAGTACATGTCGTCGACAACATGTTCGTGTTATTCCAAGTTCATCCAAAGCCTTTCCGTGGGGAGATTTTACAGTAGTTTGTGTTAGATATGTTAGCTTTTCATCTTTAGTTAGTTCGCGAACCTTTTCTAGATATGCTAACCATTTACCAGCAAGAACGTTATTGCATGACACACATCGAACTGGAATAATCATTGTTTGTATTCTTCTTATTAGAATATCACTAATCCATTTTCCATGCTCTAAACAAAGGAATGAAAGATATAGTTCTTGCTTCTACCATTGCCGTAGTGTTTGCTTTACTTCTTTTAACAAATTGGAGATTTCACACAGGACTTGAACTTATTAGTAGTCTTGGTCGTCCTGCTGCGTCAATCTTTATTTTAGGATGTGTTGTTGTATTATTCTATAAAGATATGCCGTTATCAGGTCTTGTAGCTGGATTACTTTCTGTATTTCTACTTCGTACTGTATGGACACTATGGCCACGATCAGCTGAAAAACGTCTCTTCTTAGAAATGGGACGTGATCAAGCAAGATGGCATACAATTGATACACAATTTGGTAATAAAACAGCTGTACACGATTCTCCTGTATTTATTTCACCACCAGATGCTTATCCAGAGATGCTTGTGTTTCCACCTTCATCACAAACATTACATGAGATGTGTGGATAGATATGAGACTACCAAATTACAGATAGTTCAGAACATGACCAATATTCAGATCCACCACCAGGAAGACGACGGTGTATAATAAACGGCAGTTTACGTTCCAAAATTTCACGTTTTGCTAAATTCCAAATAAATTGTGAGCTTGCAGTATCTAATCCTTTTACATCAGATAACGGTTTAGATCCTTCAGCCAATTGTTGTGCTCGTGTACCAAGCAAAACAGTATATTCATACTTTGAATAGAATGGTAGTGTCTTACGATGTTCAGTTGTAATATCTTCACGTTGTACAGGATTAACTTCAGGATGTAAAATACGAGATGTTTCGCGTAGAACGTCCATTTTGTCCTTATTTAGTAACTAAGACTTAGATCCATTTTCTAAAAACGGAAAAAAATGTTTGTCTGATATGTAAGATAAATAGAATGAAACGACGTGACACAGTAGGATTTAAAATGCTACGTCCAATAGTGAAAGCTACTCAGGTAATAATTAATAATGATATCCAACTTATTGTAAAAAAACAAAAGTTAAATCCTCCAGAAAGCAACAATAAAGTAGCTTTTAAGTAGCCTGTGCATGTTGTTTCCATGTTGTATCACAATTTGCACACTGGTACATCCAGATAACATTTTGTCGATCAATTTTTACTCCAACAACATCTGCTTTTTTTCCTGAACGCGATGGACATTCGGGGGCGGGACATACAATTTCAGTAAATCGTGGCAAAGTAGGATCATGTTTCAGATAAGGATTTAGAACAAGTTTTGCAGAGGTATCTTCACGAAGGACATGCTCGTAGACGATAGGGTGATCGGAAGAAATTTTTTCTTTATATTCACATTTACGACAAGATTGTACAGCAAATGGTTGACCTTTTGCTGTAGAGTCTTCTTCGATAGAATAGAGAACATTTTTACATTGAGGACAGAACTTCATTTTACTGTTTCCAAAGAATACTTAACAGGATCCGTTTTCGAAAACGAATTAAAGCAAAATTAATGTCTCGACAGTAAATTACGCCATGGAAGGATCTACGAATCTACAGAAATTTCTCATGGCAAATATATCTACTACCGTTTTCACACATACAGGTCTGAAAGGTGGTAAATATTTTATTCCAGATGATAAACTTGATCAATTTTATGATCTATATTCTGAATGGATTCTTGATGGACATCCTGCATTTCTAGTGGAAAAAAACACTAAAATTGGATCTCTTCGTGTAGATTTTGATTTCGTTTATGAACCTGTAATAAAAACTCATCAACATACACGTGAACAAGTTATTTCCTTTTGTAAGGCGTATATGGCTCAGGTTTCTGAGTACTTGGAACTGCCCCAATCTCTAGATGTCTATGTCATGGAAAAACGTAAACCTACATTTGATGAAAAACGTAACCGAATGAAATCTGGGATTCATATTGTTGTCCCTCAAGTAGGAACAACAACGGCAGTAGAACAGAGTATTCGTAGAACCTTGTTGAAAACTATGGACACTTATTTTACTGGTCTTCCACTTCAAGAAAAATGGGATAAAGTATATGATGAGGGTGTGGTCAAGCGTTCAGCAAATTGGATGCTTTATGGATCAAAAAAAGGTGAAGAAGAATCTTTGCCTTATATGATTTCTTATATTCTAAATTATTCTAATGGTGAACTTACATTGAATACTGAACTTCCACCTGTTTCTGCTCAACTAGTAAAACTTCTTTCTGTTCGTAAATCTGATTCCGAAGAAACACCTTTGACGGCAAAAGCACGTGAAATTTATACAGCTGGTCAAGATCCTGTAATTTCAGGTGGTCGCGCAGTAACTCCTGCTCGTGGCCGTCCTGCTCAACGTGAACCTGGATCACGCGCGTCATCACCACATGGACGAGGAATTCGTGCTATTGATCCAGAATATAAAGATTATCTGAAAGCTCATGTTATGAATTTGAATTCTGAACGTTCTTCAGACTATCAAGCATGGCTCAATGTGGGTATTTGTCTTCATAATATTCATCCTGATCTTCAAGATGTCTTTCTAGATTTCAGTTCTCAACAAACTGACAAATATAATGAAGCAGATTGTATCCAGAAATGGAATACTATTAATTTCAGAAATGATGGTGATCGACTAGGTATTAATTCTCTATATTATTGGTCTCGCACTGATAACTCTGAAGGATATCTGACGATCGAAAATTCAAATGTTAATCGTCTTATTGAACAAGCATGTTCAGGTACAGAACATGATGTAGCTAAGGTAGTAAACGCTAAATTTCGTGATTTGTATAAATGCTGTGATTTTGGAAAGAATGTGTGGTACAGATGGGCTGGACATATTTGGACAGAAACTGATTCAGGTGTAGATCTTCAAATCCGCTTATCTTCGGAAATTGCTTCCCTATTCTTTGGAAAAATGAATAGTATTGGGCGGGATATGGAAGAACGTAATCTGATGCGATGTGTATCGATTGAATCTAAGGCTGATTGTGGAATTTGTGAATATTGTAAATTGGAAGCTCAGCGTATGGGCCTAAACAAGATCTATACGAAACTTAAAACGACAACATTCAAAAACAATGTCATGCGTGAATGCCGTGAACTCTTCTTTGATGAACAGTTTACCAAAAAGATTGATTCTAACAAAGAATTGATTGCCTTCAATAATGGAGTTCTAGATTTGACTACCTTTGAATTTCGCGATGGAAAACCTGATGACTATATGAGCTTTTCAACCGGAGTAGATTATGATACTGAACGTGATTACAGAACGTATCCTGCATGGGGACAAATTGAATTGTTTCTCAGTCAAGTTCTTCCCGATCCTGAAGTTCGTTCCTATTTTATGAAACATTTGTCTACCTGTTTGGTAGGTGGAAATAAGGCACAGAAATTTCATATTTTGACTGGATCAGGTTCAAATGGTAAATCTATGTTGATGAATTTGACTGCAAAAGCTCTCGGTGATTATGCTGCAGTAGTTCCTATTTCTCTCTTTACACAAAAACGTGGGAAATCTGGTGCAGCAGCTCCAGAAGTTATTCGACTAAAAGGTAGACGATTTGTAACTATGCAAGAACCTGATGAAAAAATTGCCTTGAACACTGGACTAATGAAAGAAATTTGTTCATGTGAAAAAATGTATGCTCGTGATCTATTTAAATCTGGTACAGAATTTGAAGTTCAAGCAAAGTTTCACCTAGCATGTAATGACAAACCTGAAATTAATTCTACAGATGGTGGTACATGGCGCAGACTAATGGTGATTAATTTTACATCAAAATTTGTTGAGAAACCAACTGAGTCCTATCATTACCCGATTGATGAAACAATTCAACATGCAGTGAATTCTGTAGATTGGGCAACACCGTTTCTAAGCTATCTGATTTATACCTTTAAGAATGGTCATGGATTTCATAAACTTGTACCTCCAGGAAAAGTTATGGAATATACTTCTGAATACAGAAATGATAATGATGGTATTGCTCGATTTGTAGCAGAAAAAATTGGTGAGGCACAGGAAGATGTTCTTGTAACACGTGAATTGCTTCGATCTACATTTAAACAATGGAAAGTTCAGAACGAACAGATGTCTCTATCTCCTTCTGATCTGGAAAAAAGAATTATTGAATTGTATGGAAAATATCCTAAAGGTGGTTGGCCTAGTTTTAGAATCTTGGATGCTTAATGTTTACGAGTTTTATTACGACGTTTACCGCCTAGCATACGATCACCCTTTGCCGTACGAAATAACTTTCTCATACTTTTAGATGATGCTGGATCATATCCAAAATGTTTTTTTATTCTTCGTCCAGCAGTTTGTGCCATTTGTTGTCCATCTTGTACAACTTCTTGTACTGGACTAGGAAGAGCAGCAGATGGAGGGGGTGTAGCTTTAGAAGATTTTAAAAATGATGGTGTAAGGTCAGAAAGACGTTGACTGAGTGTTGGTGCAGGTGGAGCATTTGGATCAACAGGATCCCAGGGCCATCCTCCTTTTTGCTTTTTACTACGAGCCATTTACTTTACAGAGAGAAGTTATCTTCTACCGACGTCCAGCTACTGGTACATATTCTTTCAAGTATGGTAAAGCAAAAGATAAAACTAAAAACACAATACCTACATTAAACGCTTGAACTAAGAAATCTCCGATATTCAGTTTAATCCCCCCTACTTGTATAACTAGTTTTCCAACATCACCTTCAGCAGAAGCTAATGGAGATAATAAAGGTAGAACAAGATCACGAATTGCGGCATTAAAGAATCTAGTTAAGGTCATACCCACATAAATAGCGACTGCGAAGGTAACTACTTGATTATCTACCATTTAATATAATGGACACAAAATTCTGGGGTCCGTCAGGATGGAATATGTTGCACTTAATTACTTTTGAACGTGGTTCTCTTGCAAAAAAGAAGAAACTCTTTAGTGTTCTAGGTAAAGTTCTTCCGTGTAAATATTGTCGTCAATCTACAACGGAATATATTGATGAAGAACCACCTCAGAATAATTTAGCGTTATGGCTGTATAATTTACATAAAAAAGTTAATTCTAAGTTAGATTCCCAAGGATTACATCCTGCTCCAAATCCTGGATTTTCACAGGTTGTTCGAAAATATACTCAAGAGTTAAAAACTACTCATCTACCTGGAATACCTTTTTTACTTTCTATGGCATATAACTTTGATTCTAAGACACATTCACGTGAAGCTCATGAGCAATTTTGGGAAGCATTAAAAGATTTATATCCTAAACACGGATTACCTCGTGTTCCTGAAATACACGATTGTTATTTTCGAGATGTATTTGATATTTTAGTTGAACTTGGGTTTTCTGGTTCTTACTCAGAAACATTGCGTGAAGTTTCAAAGCATAAAAGTTCTTGTTCGAAAAAGACATTTCGTGGACGCACATGTCGTCGTAAAAAACTGTAAATATCTCATTTAAGAAGTGTTCAAAAAGAAAGATAAAATGACATGTGCAATTTGTTGGGATACAATGGATATGGAAGAATATGATGATCCACGCCAAGGAACAGAAACATGTTTTAAACTTGAATGTAATCATTCATTTCATACAAAATGTATTATTTTAACTCTTCAAAAAACAAAACATTCCTGTCCTACATGTAACAAAGAAAAACCACCGGTTGAACACTTAGAAACTATAGGACTTGCGAGTAAATTCTTTAAACAAGCTCTTCGAGATCCTGAAGTTTCAGAATTACGCAAAGAATTCAACGTAGCAACGTCAGAATATAAGAATATACTTCAGAAACATCGGAAGGCATGTCGAGAAGCTGTACAAAAATTAACAGAAGAAATGAATTTAGTAGATTATCGGACTTATTATTTGAAATCGTTTGAAAAACTCAAACGAGAAATCAAAACTAAAGTAGAGGAAATGGGACCTAGATATATTGGAGCAGCACTCTTTAGAAAAGAACGATGGGATGTTCCCCTCATTGAATCATTACTTGTTCCCGGATATCGACAATTTCGGTGGAGATTTTATCAGTTAAAATATCCACGTTTTTCTTGTGCTATTTATACCACATTCAAGAACAAATGAACTGGTTACTTCCTATCGTTATGGGAACTACTGCAATGGTATATGTCCACTCTTTTAATCGAATCTTTAAACTCTATGAAAAATCAGAGAGAACTCTAACCTTACGCGATGTTCTCCAATGGTGATTTCACTATGTCCGTGGCCCAAGCAGTTGGAATATCTCTTGGGTCACCGTGGCGGTAATACGTAAACGCTTTTAATCCAGTAAAGTCTATGTAAACACATCGGACTGTAACCATGACATATCCACTGTACATCTTAATCCACACACGATCACCTATTTTGGGATCCATCGTCAGATTTGTAGTTATTAACTTCTTATCAAACCGAAAACCGTTTTGATTCGATAAGAAAAAAATCAGAGCCACTGACTCTAAATAATCTCAGCATGCCAAGGTGTTTGTGCAGATCTGTGCTCAAACACGATCAGAATTGCATCATCTTCTGTATACCATTCCTCAGTAATAAATTCCTCTTCAGGATTGAAGATGTTTGTGAAATGGATACGATAGAGTTGCATTCTTGCTGTCTAAAGATTACTAGTTTAAAGTTTTTATTTCCATTTTTCTTAGAATAATGTAAAGGAATGTTTGATCAAAAAACATTAGAAGCATTTCAGAAAGCTTATAATTCTGAACATCCTCATGAAGAACCTATTCGTGGAGATATTTGGACAGCATTAAAACGTAGATTTCAGAAAAAATGTAAGGCAGGGAAGACATCGTGTATTGTATCACATTTATTGATTCGACCAAAGGCCCCAGATTCATGGATTACTAATCCTGAAGATTGGTTATCATCTATAGATATTGAAAATGTCGAACAAGGATTTGAACGATTATTTCCAAAGTACAACTTTCTTGGTTGTATTCCAATTGATTTTGATTTAAAATCTAAAACTGGACAGTGTTTAGTTAATGTGTTATGTTCTTTACGTGTACGAGATTTATATGCGAAAGGAGCACGTCAGATTGGTATTGTCTTTAATACGGATAAACATGACGGACCAGGTAAACATTGGTTTGCGTTATTTGTTGATGTAGATGAATCATTAGAATATCCACGTATAACATATTTTGATTCATATGCTAAACAACCGGAAAAAGAAGTAAATGTACTAATGACGCGATGGAAACATGAAATTGATGATATGGGATTAGGTACAACTGAATTAACACACAATGCGACACGTCATCAATATAAAGATTCTGAATGTGGTGTGTATTCCGTATACTTTCATTATTGTTGCCTTCTAGGTATTCCCTTAGATGAACGTATTCCTGACGACGTGATAAATAAATTCCGCAAACTTCTTTTTAAGGTAGGATAAATAATGGAAGAAAGATCTTTTCTACAACAATGGGGCCCTCCGGTTTTTCTTGTTGTTATGATCGGTATTATGGGGATACTTTTATGGAGAACTCTTGCAGGATCGTCAGCAGCCACTGTAACACGAGCATCATCCGTAATGAGTACATATGAAACTGTAACTCAACTTGTTCCGTTAGGATGTCCTACAGGTGATGATACACGACTATGTGATTATTATTTAGCTTCATCGTCATATTCAGTATTTCCAAGTTCCTATGTGTACGATTATATTTCAGATGGTATTTTGCCTCTTGTCATTAAAGCAGGTGCCCGTTTAGTTGAATTAGATGTATATGCTGATGAAAATGGCAAACCTGTTGTTGGATTAAAAAATGAAACATTAGGATATGATTATGCTAAAAATTCTGTATCGTTTGAATCATGTTGTGTATCTATTGCGAATACGGCATTTAATAAAGTAGAAACAAAAACTGCGTCAGATCCTTTTGTTCTCAGTTTAATGTTTCATACAACAAAACGTGATGTAATGGAAGCGTGTGCTGAAATTTTGAAACAAACGTTGGGGCGATACTTTTTATCCCCAGAATATGCTTATGAAGGACAAGGAACTAAAAATTTAGCGACTGAGCCTATCTGCAATCTTGCTGGAAAACTTATTATTGTTTCGGGTCCTGAAGTAAAAAGTGTACCTATACTGCATGAACTTGTAAATTTATCCTGGGGGTCATCAAATTTAAGACGGTTATCATTCATGAATGCTTCACAACCGTATGATCATGAAGAATTAATTGATTCAAACCGAAAAGCAATTACAATGGTTATTCCTGATGCAGATCCAGATTTAAAAAATAGTAACCCAACGATATTATTTGGATATGGCTGTCAATGGATTATGATGAATTATGGTTCTTTAGATGCAATGATGGAAATCTATATAGGTAAATTTCAACAAGGAAGTGTATTATTAAAGCCTAAATATCTGAGATATACACCATTGACATACAAAACGCCCGCCCTCCCTCCTCCTGAACATTCTTTTCAACCCATGGCCGCTTCATCTCCAATTTATGATCATAATCCAAAAACTGGTGATAAATCTATTGTATTTTAACCATGGTTGTTGGTGAGTATTTTCCTGCGTCTAAATAAAATGGCGAATAAATGGATTACGCATATCAAGAAAACGATGAAACAGATGAAGTCTCGTGGTACCTACAAGAAAGGTATGGGACTTAAACAAGTCATTAAGGAAGCTAAGAAGTCTTGGCATAAAGTCAAAATGGGTGGTGCTGAATCTGACGAAGAACAGGAAGTAAAGACGCAAGCTGAAGAAATGCAGACTGAACCTGTAGGCGGACGTCGTCGTCGCAAACATGGTAAAACTCAAAGACGTCGTAAGCACTAAAAAATTATGCGTATGAACATATAAATGGGAGGTGGTCTTCTACAACTAGTAGCTTATGGAGCTCAAGACGCATATATTTCCGGGAATCCCCAGATCACGTTTTGGAAGGGTCTTTATAAACGACACACGAATTTTGCTATGGAGCAATTTCGTGTAAATTTTAATGGCCAACCTAATTGGGGAACTAAACAAACTGCAATTGTGAATAGATATGCAGATCTTCTTTTTTCTACCTATGTTCAATTAGAACTGCCTTCATTAGATACCGGGGGTGTGGACAAAGCCTTATGGAATCACGGAGGGTTTAATGGTGGTGCAAGTGGTTATCTTGGATACAATTTTATTAGTCATGTAGAACTAGATATTGGTGGACAAGTCATTGATCGTTTGTATTCTGAATATATGGTTTTATGGAGTGAATTGACTAGCGAATCGAGAAAGCTTGAAAATCTTACGAAAATGATACAAAATGCAAAATATTCTAAAAGTACCTTACAATTTGACGGAACTGAAGGTTGTACTGACGGTGTAGGTCGTCAAGCTTTACCTAACGTCCTCTATATTCCTCTGATGTTCTTTTTCACCCGAAATCCAGGAACTGCTCTTCCTCTCATTGCTTTACAGTATCATGAAGTTAAAATCAATGTATTCTGGAAAAGTCCTCAAGAAATTGCAGGAGATTATACTAAAGTTCCAACCCTTCCACAAGCTTCATCTGCAGCACTCTATATTGATTACATTTACTTAGATACAGATGAGAGAAGACGTTTTGCACAACAGAGCCATGAATATCTCATTGAACAAGTTCAATATAATGAAGATGTTGGAATTGCTACTGCATCTAAACGTATTGACTTAACATTCAATCATCCTGTAAAAGAACTTATTTGGGTTGTACAACCTACTTGTTATACCAATTGTAAATCACAACTAACTAATTACAGATTAAATCCAGGAAACGGTTCAGAGAATCGTTTAACTCCCTTTGTCTATGATACTACTCCTATATTTGAACAGCATATACAAATTAATGGCCAAGATCGTCTAGAAAGTCGTTATGGTGATTATTTTAATAAAGTACAACCTTTTCAACACCATACGGGTGCATTTGCTGGAACAAGTTCATACTGTTATTCCTTTGCAGTTAAACCTGAAGAACATCAACCTTCTGGAACCTGCAACTTCTCTCGTATTGATACTGCTACTCTAGTTCTCACTGTGGACGGGTCTGTACTTGTAGATATGGATTTTAATACTTGGAATGTTCGTATGTATGCTGTAAACTATAACGTTCTACGTATTATGTCTGGTATGGGTGGATTAGCCTTCTCTAATTAATTCGTTTGTTGTGTTTACATAAATGAAAACACGGCGCAATCCTTTGCGTGGGGGTGTAAGTTCTTGTGGCCCATCTACTCCTATAAAAAATATATTAGATAGTTTTGCTAAGTATTGGTGGGAATCGTTAAATATGGATGTCTGGCATTCCACTTCACAAACAGGATATTACTTTTCGGACAGAAAACATAATGATAAACCATGTTTTATGTCTGAAACTCACGTACATATTTGGAAAATGACTACTTCAGGAAATAAACTCAATGTATTTTGGGCAAAGAAAATTAAGAATGTTCATGTATCTGCTGGAACTGCACTAGTAAACAAAGGAGGACTTGTGTCATGGTTAAAAAAGAAGATCAATGAAATTATTAACGATAAACATTGCATTGATGCTTTACAAATTGCTGCAAAGAATCCTAAGGTTTTCTTAACTAAACCTGAACTTAAAACACTTATGGTAGAACTTCAAAAGGAAACTTCTTAGATACAAATAAAAATGCCTTCTAAAACCTTAAAACGAGGATCTAGAAGACAAGTGTGGACTGGAAAAGCTGAAATGACTGCTGGTGGTCTAAAAAAAGAAGATTTAATTAAGAATCCAAGAGGACGAATTGTTTCTGTGAAAAAATGCCAGACAATGAAAAACACATATAAAGGTTCCGATGATGAAGAACCTGAACCTAAACAAGAAGAACCTAAGGAACCTAAGGAACCTAAGGAACCTAAGAAAGTATCTGGGGGATTTTGGAATACGTTGTTTGAGTGACTTTAACGAACGTAAGCTTGAATAAAGAAATGTATTCAGTAGAAGCAAAAACTGTTCAAACTGGAGCTGTTCGAACTCTTGTTGAAGCTCTGAAATCTATTCTTGTTGAAATGTCGTTGCTCTTCGATAAAGATGGTATTAAAATGATTGCTATGGATAATACTCGTACTGTTCTTGTACATTTGAGACTTCATGCAGATAAATTTGAGAAATATGAATATAACCATACTTCTCCAAAATTCATTATTGGTGTTAATACGGATCATTTGTATAGAATTGTCCGAACTGCAACAAATGATGATATTCTTTCATTTTATGTTGAAACAGATGATCCAAATTCCCTAGGAATTATTATGGAAAACTCTGAGAAGAAACAAATTCATAAATATAAATTGAATTTGTTAGACAGAGATGAACCCGATCTTCAACTCCCCGATACTGAGTTTTCTACTCGAATTACCATGCCATCTACAGATTTTCAAAAGATTTGTCGTGATATGACTTTACTTTCTGCAAAAACAATTGAAATTACGAATGTTGGAAATTCCCTATCATTTACTTGCAAGGGACATTTTGCGTCGAGATCAACAACTATGGGAGATAATGATTTCAACATTCAGAAAAAAACAGCTGAAATCATTAGTGAACATTTTTCTTTGCCACATCTAGTTCTATTCACAAAATGTACGAATCTGTGTAACAATGTTGAAATTCATGTGAAGAATGGATGGTTCCTAATGATTCGATATGTGGTAGCTAACCTAGGCGAAATTAAATTGTGCCTGATGCCTTGTTCTACTTAAAAAGAAATTATTGATGCTTCAAAACTGAAACACATTTAATCTTTCCATTGAAAATGTTTCTTTAACCAGATAACCAACACAGCTGAAACCAGACAATTTATAGCACCAGAACTCATATCTTCATATGTTTCATCGTAATTCGATTTGAACATATGATCAATAAAATCAGGTGCAAAATTTTTGGTAGGGTCTTTATGATGTCTTCCATGCGTCTCAGATTTTAACCACGAATATTGGATCATGTGATAGGATGTATAGGTCAATGATAGCAAAAGAATAACACTAAATGGAATTATCCAATCACCAGTTATCCATTGAAATAAGAGAGGAAATAGCATAAAATACCCTAATTCAATCAGACCTTCTAAAGGTAAAGCTATCCATCGTGGTAATACAGGATCATGATGTAACCAAAAATGAAAATTTAACCAATGATCATTTGGAAGAATATGTAGTAATCGATGTGAAAAATAATAATTATAGGCCATTAAACATCCGCCAACAAGACTAGATGGCCACGGGCGATCAGGATATACTACTGCAATTGTACATAACGCAAAGGTTATAACAGCATAACCATAATGGTCTAATAAAAGCATTCGTTATTAAAAAGAGTGAAAATAGTAGCGTAATAAATAATGTTCGTTATAGTCCTTGGATTCTTATTCTTAGTTTTTTTCAATCCATGCTTATATTCTTGTGTCACCTGGAATTATTCATTAATGGCATTTTTAGGACTTTTAGGGTATACAAATATTGTAAGTTTTACTATCTTATGTTTAGTCTACATGGTTCTTCCTTCTCGGATTGTCAGAGATATTTTACTCTATTTTAAAGATAGAGTGCGTGAAATCTTTCACGATAGAATTTCTCATACCGAAACAAATATTCAAAAAACATTTCATTTGCATATTGGAGAACCTATCCCCAAAAAATCTATAAATATTTGGCATCCACATGGTATTTCTGGAGTTACACCTGTTATTCATAATGGATATCGAATCACACATCCAGACTATAAACCCACCAAAGGTGTTGTACATTACGGATATTTTATGCTTCCATTTATTCGTGATATTATCCCTTTATTACATGCTATACCTTCTGATGAATATAGTATTCGTGATACTCTTGTCACAGAGTCACTATCGATTACTTTAGGTGGAGTAGATGAAATGAGTCGTGGTTCACCTAAAGATTTACAACTAGTCATTAAAAAACGTCGTGGTATTTTTAAGATAGCTTTAGAAATGGGTATCCCACTAGTCCCTGTATTAACGTATGGCGAACAAGACGTTTTTCCTGAATCTGATGTTGAACTCTTGAAATGGTATAATGATGTATTATACAGATATTTTCGCTTTCGTATACCTTTTCCAACACTAAATTCATTAATCAACTGGACTCGTCTATCTCAAACTCCTTTAGAACCTATACATACATATACAGGGAAACCTATACGAACACGACAGATTTCACGTCCAACAGATCTACATATCAAAAAACTCAGAAATCTCTATATTCAAAGACTCCGTGAATTATTTGATCAAACAAGACCTTCGGGATATACCATGACTATTTTATAACCCTCATTTAGGTCGTGATATATGTGGTGTATACACAACATCATCAGTAACCTTAAAATAAGTAAGATTTTGGTTAAGAAACTTCTTATCTGAAATCTTTGTTGTTATATTCCATAGTTTGATAATATGAAATTGTCCTTTTGGAGAGATTGAAATTCCAGCAAGAGTTTCTTTATGTTGAACCAGAAGTTCTTCTGTAATGCAGTGAACCATCAGATCCACAAATGTGGTATGTGACTGTTCAGCTTCAATCTTTTTTGACCATGCACCACCATGCTTATGTTCATCTGCTTCCCATTGTGGTTTGTATCCTTTACGCATAAAGAAATACATTCCCGATTCCCAAGCTTCTTTAGGAACGGAATCAATGACTGACCAGAATTGTAAAGGTGTTTCAAATGGTGCTATTTCAATGTAACTTTTTATCGAATAATCTCTGTTTTCGGGGTCATGATACCACAAAACCCAAGTCGTCTTGAGTTTGGTGGTTTCAGGAGACTCCATTTTGTTATACTTTAGTTCATTCACTCTAAAACGAATTCGTTTTAGCATTGGCTATTTTTTATCAAGAAAATGGAGCTTACTAGTGCACTGCTTTACTCGATGAGGTTTATCCAAAAGATTACCCTCCCCGAGATCATTAAACAGAATATTTCAAAACTGAGACTGGTACCGGCAACGTATCGTCCAGGACGATTTGTAAAGAAAGTAGTACAAGAACAGACAAATTGGCGTGAAAAGATTCTCGTTGAATATGTTCGTCGTATTCGCGAAACTGATGATCCCGATTATGATCAAATGTTCGCAATCTTTAACAAGGTAGCAAAAGCAACACTGGATACTCTATCTCAGGAAGCTATAGAAATTATGAAGAGACGCGATCAAGACTTTCGTCTACGTGTAACAACTCTTCTGTTTGATAAAGCAATCAAAGGATCGTTTTATGCAGGAATTATGTCTGAACTTGCTGTAAAGCTGAACACTGTAATTCCTGAAGTATCTGAAGATCTACAAGCCCAAGCATCAATGTTTGGAACTCTATATGATATGTCAGGTACTCTAGTATTTCCTAAAGCAGATGAAGAAGGATTTGAAGATAAGATCATTGCTTGGACAAAGCAAAAAGATGTCCGTCGCGGATATTCGCGATTTCTGACGTATCTATATATCGCTCATCTTGTTCCTGGAAAAATTCTTCATGAATCTATGCAGAAAGTTATTACTGACTTGGATGATACAGTTATTCAAACTAAAACTGAACGTTCTGAAGAAAATGTAACTCAATATGCTGATTTTCTCTTTGAAATTGCGAAACTTCTTCCGAAGACAGCAGTAGAACTAAGAGGTCTACTTCAGACTCGTGTAGATTCTATTTTGAAACGTCCACGTTCTGAACTTCCAAGTCTTAATATGCGATCAAGATTCAAATTGGAAGATACATATAAGTGCGTACAGGCTTCGTGAAGATTTTCAGTTTAAAAGACAAATGGCTCTACCAAGTGCAGCAGTTCTTTTAAAAGTATCTGAAGTTGCTATTAAAGAAGACAAACCTGTCTTTTTTGATTATTATCGTGATTCTTGCGAAAAGAAATGTTGTATTGGTGTCCAAGATAAAATTAAATATCTTGTAAAATCGAATGATGAATATACGTCTACTATTCAACAAGTATTCAAATGCGAAAACTGTTTCATTATAATGACTGAAAATTCGTTGTATATCGTTGATGCTGGAATTCCTGTTAAACGAGTAAATCCACCTACAGAGGATAAGAGTTCTTAAAGGAATGGAGTTTCCTTGTCCACACTATATTTTATATGAACCATTGAATGATAAAGAAACACAAACATTTGTTCAACAATATAAAGAAACATTTAAAGATCGAATAGAAGTTGAAGAAATTGATGCATGTGTTCTATATTCTTCAGATGTTTTTTCACAACGTTTTTCATCGTGGATTTCTGAAGTTCCTAAACAATCTGGACATTTACGGATAATGATTGTATGGCATGCAGAATTTCTAACTTCAGCATGTCAACAAATGTTAAGACGTCAATTAGAACAACGTTCATTTCGAAATAGAGTATGGTTTCATGTCGAAAATTCTTCAGGAATTCAAGGAGCCTTGATAAGTCGTTGTATTACAAAACGAATGCCAACAACTATAAACATACCTGAATATAAACATGATTAGACTGTTCACTGACGGAGCTTGTAAATCAAATGGTAAACGTGGGGCACATGGGTCGTACGCTTATTATTTTCCGGAACATCCTGAATGGTCTGGAGCTTTTCCTATCCCAGAAAAAGAACAACAAACAAATAATCGTGGAGAATTACGTGCTATTCATGCTGGAGTTCAAAAAACGCTAGAAATGACAGATGCATCTCAGAGCGAACTTCATATCTTTACTGATTCAACATATTCGAGAGATTGTTTGACCAAATGGATTCCCGGATGGATCAAAAATCATTGGAAAACTGCCGAAGGAAAAGATGTATCTCATCGCGATCTTATCGAAGAAACTGTTGGACTTCTAGCTAAATTTAGTAAACATCAAATTACATATGTCCGAGCACATACGGGTGCTCAAGATGACTTATCAAAAAATAATGATATTGTGGATAAGATGGCTGTACGTATTTTAGTTCCACAAGAAGTAAAAGTAATTTCAACATCTGATTCTATATTTCCAGGTCTTGAGTTTCGAATGATGGGGCCACCTGCAGAATATGATGCAGTTGTACAATGGTGTCTTGCAAATCAAGATAAACTCGATGTTCATGCGCTGCACACTGCAATGTATACTGCATTCCAAAAGACAGTTCATAAACTGGGGTATGATACAGAAATTCAAACAGTCTGTAAGAAGAAACTGATTCGTCTTACGTCTAAAACGAATATTATTGAAGGTACTACTATAATTAAGAAAGAATGAGTGTCTATCATTTCTGGTCGCAGACATGTCCACCATGTAAGCGTCTAAAACCTGTATTTCAAGATTTGAAAGATGATTTTCCTTCAGTAAATTGGGTTTCTGTAGATATTAATAATGATCCATCTAAGCTTCGTGGAAAATTTGGAATTACACAGGTTCCATCTCTTGTATGTGTTTTAATGGATGGAAGTGTACACAAACATTCTGGTGGAGATGCAATTGGATATTTTAAATTGATGAATCTGCTAAGGTAACTAAGCACTAATTGATTCAGTAACTAATTTACCATTTTTATATGCTTCACACACAAATTCATCTCCTTCTTCAGATTTATCTTTTGAACATTGTGCACCTGTTCTGGGTACCAATTTTTGAAAGACAGGACTTTGCGTAGATCCATCCCAACCGGGCCCTGATAACATATTTTCACGTACACCCATGAACGGAGTTAATCCAGGTGCTACACTTTTAATTAATAAAAATCCTAAACCACCCCAGAGAACACCTTGAAGTAAAGCACCAAATCTAAACATCGAAGAGTCTACATAATATTTTGAACAATCGGAAGCATAAAATAGTCCAGTTTGGATGATCAGAAGAACAGCAGTAGAGATATAGAGAGAAACGTTTTGAGAAACATTACGATTTACTGAAGCCCAAATCAGATAATACGTCAATACAGATGCTGAAGCAACCAAATTCATTGGCATAGCACGATTTTCAAATCCTTCAAGACCTGGAATCATACACCATCCACTACCAGGTTGTTCTGGTCCTTGTGATGCAAATGAACTATGTCCAAAATATAACCCAGCTACCCAATTCATTGCAATACTTAGTAACCCAAATAAGCTCGCAATAGAATATCTGAAATCTTGACCAATCATATCAGCAATAAATCCAAACGTAATAAGACCAAATGGAATAAAATTAACTACTGCAAAAATGAATGCTCCAGCACCTACCCATATACCAGATGAATATCCTGAAGTATATGAAACATAGATTCCTGCTGCTACAAGTAAGAATCCCAAGATTGCTGTTAGAGAAATACCTGCAATTGCCCAACCAGAAGAAACTGGAACATCACTCATATTATATTCATGTGAGACTTTTCAGAACAAAGTCCTGCTTCTAAACAAATGGAAAGTTTATACTCTTCAACTAAATTGAATATTAAATGGGATGGAATGTGTGCCGGTGCCAATCAAAGTCCAATTAATTTATCACAGAGTATCGCAAAACCATGTAAAGGAACTTGTGACTTAAAAATTGACGATACTACACCTCCGTCGGGAAATTGTGCTACTGAAGAAAATGGTCTTCTTGTTGCTTCAGAAAGCTTGGGATCTTGTAAGTTTAATAACATTACCTACAATGCCAAAATGATTTTAATTAATCATCCAAGTCATCATACGATTGAAGGTGTACAAGCTGATGCTGAAGTTGTAGCATATTTCTTTTCTCCAACTGGTGAAAGATTATGCGTATCTTCATTAATTCGTGTAAGTTCTTCACCAACTCCATCCTTAGATTTTTTTAAACAAGTTGTTGCTTATGCTTCTCCACTTTTTCCAACAAAAGTTAACTTAACAGGATGGTCATTACAGCAAATGGTTCCTGCTGATGGATCGTACTATATGTACGATGGATCAGTAACTTTTCCACCATGTATGCCATGTGATTGGGTAGTGTTTAAGACAATGATTAATATGGATCAATCCGATTTTGCTCTACTAGTAAAAAATACTCAAGCAGGTTCTCGTTCTATTCAAGCTCTGGGAAGTCGAGAAATTTTTTACAATGATGGTGCTGATACTGGATTCTTACCCCATGATAACAAAACCTATCTTGTAATGAAACCTTTAAATCCTCAAAAGAAAAAACCTGTTTTAGCAAAAGTTGATTTAAAAACTACGTCAGCGACAGAAGCAGGTAAACCAAGTACAACTCAACAAGTAGCTAAACACATAAATGATAATTGGGATGCTTATATTGAAGGATTGTTCTTTATTTTTTTCACAGGACTAGTTTTATTTGGATTGAGATACATGTATCCTAAAGTAAACTGGTTAAGTCAAATTTATGATTGGGTAAAAAATACAACAGGAAAAAAGACTTCTGAACCTGTATCTTAAACATCTTTCCAATATTCTTCTTCAGGAGTTGAAGTAGAAGAATCAGTATCACTTCGAATATCTGCCCTATGCAAATTCATTTCAATCTGATCCTTACGAATATTGCGTCGTGTTTTTAGTTGAATTCTATTTTTCCATGATTTAATATTACCTGGAGCCATTTGCCATCCTTTATCATCAAACAATGTCCAGTGTGATCCCCCTTGTTCTACATGAGCTTCCCAGACGTTTCGACTTGGTTTATTTGCATAATATGCAGTAATTGCATGCCTCCATTCTAGAGGAGCACGTAGAGGAGTCCCGTGTTCATAAAATCCAGTAATCCATGCCTTATACGTCTCATACGTCATAAGGCCATTATAATTACCAAAGTCAGGATAATGCATTCTATTTGTATATTCTATAGTATACAAAACCCATATTCCGTTTTTGAACAAGAAATAGATAAAAAACGGACGTTATATACCACTACTATTACAATGTAAAGAATGGTTTCGGGTATTGCAGTTGAATCTTCTGGTGTACTAAAGGAATTGTCTGTACCAATTAAAACTCCTGATGTTCTTTCTTGGTTGAGAAAGAAGTTCAAGAAACCAGGTATGCAATTCCAAGGAAAAATTCAAGATCCCGGAAATACTGCACGATGGTTATCTGTGTTCGGTTGTCCAACAGATGAAGATGAAGATGTAAATCCACACATTCTTCCTTCTCCATTTGAAGATGAAACGTATTCAGGTACTATAGTTATTCTTGCAGTAGGATCAGATCAAGATGATTATGAAAAAGATGCTTCAGAATATATTAATATTAAAACTGATGAATATGAAACATTGTATTCCATGTGGCAATTTGAAGAACAAGAAGAAATAGAAGATCAAGAAGATGATGAAGAATCAGTTGAAGAAGCTGTAGAAAGAACTGTAAATCCTGTAATTGTTCAAACAAAAAATGTATTTGTTGAACATCCATTTCGTGAAAAGGTTGTTTCAAATTTTAAAGAAGTTATTGATCTTCCAATAGAAGAAGAAATTCTACATGCAGTTGTTGATTATTCTAAAACAAATGGTATTGATGTAGACTGGAATAATCGTGTATTTTGGAATACATATCGCAGTAAAGCTGTAACCGTATATCGAAATATTGATCTGTGGAAAGATCGTCTGATAGCTGGTCTTGATATGAGAACATTTGTTAGAATGTCTGCACAAGATGTATGTCCAGAACGTTGGCGTGATACCTATGAAAAGACAGCAGAAAAGGATAAGAAGTTGTACTCGAAATCAATGACAGCTTCTATCATGATGTTCTGCTCTCGCTGTAAAAAGAAGACTGGATGTGAATATTATCAGCTACAAACTCGTTCAGCTGATGAACCTATGACTACCTTTGTAACATGTTTGGAATGTGATAAAAAATGGAAGTTTTAAGATCGTACGCGAACAATTACACTTGATTCTTCTACCTGAGGAGTTTCTAAATGAGTTGGTGCTCTATACACTTCAATTTTATGAAGACCATTAACTTCAGTAGGTAATGCGATATTTGTAGTTCCTTTGAATCGTTTATTAAAATCATCAATAATATCTTGCGGACAGTTTGGAGTTGTTTCAGCCATACGTTCCATAGTTTCACGTACATGTGCTAATAAAATTTCAGCGTGTGTACGTTCATCTCGTGGTAATGAAAGTTCAATAGAAATTTTTGATGACATTTTTGAATAATTTAAGTGAGCAATACGGTGAGATTCTGAGCGTTTTGCAAATGCAAAAAATCCTCCCAAAGTATTTAAAATTCCTACGCCGATAGATACAAGTCCAACTGCAATAGAAGATACTTGAGAATTTCCAGAACCAAATAATGAAGACGAACCTACAGATGCTGTTCCTGCTAAGGTAGATAATACGATCACAGGAACTTGAATATATGTATTGTATCTCGTTGTCATTATTTCTGCACGCATATGAAGCCATGCTAGACCTCTACATCGTTCACCTTCTTGAGCTAAGATATCTTCTAATTGTGAAGACCATTCTACTTTTGTTAATTGTTCATCGTCCTGCTTTTCGGACATTTATAATTCTGTGATAAAAACAATGATGTGGGTCTACGATGATCCTCCGGACACTCCGTATGAAAAAAAGATGTATACTATCTTACTAAATGTTTTGCATGATAAAGATGTAGCGCATAAGGGTGCTCGTAATCTAGCATTATTTACATTTTTGAAAGAAAACACATTTGACTCGCCATCTGAATTACGTCGTAATGTTTTATTATCAAAAGGTAAACCTTTTTTTCGTCCTGATGATGCTCGAGCTGTATGGACATTTTTTAGACAGAAAGGTGGTGCAGAACCTACAGGATCGGCATATGATGCATTAGTTGATCGTTGGTTGAAATTTTGGTTTGCACTGACACCTCAATTTATTCAAGAACCAATCATTATGATTAGTCCGTATATGTATCCTTTACAAACGTTAGAATTTATTCCTGTATATGGTGAGATGCTTGCCTTATCTGTTGATGTTATTGCTCAACTAAATAAAAATGCTGCAAAAATGGCTCAACAATATACTCCTATAATTATGGGATTTGCTCCAATTCCTGAAGCATCTACTGTAGGTATTGTTGTAGGGTATATGATTTCCACTATGTTTATTTTTTTTAATATGATTATTTTTACATCACGTCATCATTTTGGAGAGGCGTTTAAACAATCTTTAGCATTAATACCGTTTGCAGGTATGGCTTTAGAAAATATGGCAGATTCGGGCGATGGACTTCTGGGAAGATATGCAAAAGCACGACTAAAAATTATTGATCAATTAAATGAATCTGGAATTTTTGCATGGCTAGGATGGTTAATTACATGGACTACAGTTGATCCGTTTTATCAAGGTGATCCTGTTAAAGACGCAGAATGGGTAAAAGGTGAAGCTGGAAAACATTTTGCTAATGCTAAAACATTCAGTAGTCAATTGTATTCAAATATACAAACTCCGGAAAAACGAGCTGAAACGTTAGAAATGCTTAAACAAAAAGCTCAGGAATTAAAAGAAAAAGCTCATCAAAGTATAGAACAAGCAAAAACTTCTGACTTTGTAAAATCATTACAAACTAGAACATCTCAGAGCATATTAGCACCAAAAGTTCCACCACAAATGAATACAAAACCTACTAGTTCTACACCATTAGCATTAAATAAAGCAAAATCATATGGGACAGGTAAAGGACTTTCGAAGATCCGACGTCATAAAGGTAAATGGCGAACGCAGAAACAATTAAAGATGTAATCAGGTCATGGGTTCGTCTTGATGATGAGAATAGATCCTTAGCTCTTCGTCAAAAAGCTATTCGTGATGAAAAAACAAGACTTTCTCAAGAGATTTTAACGTTTATGAGATCAAATCAAGTTGATAATTTTAATTTGGAAGGGTCTGGAATGGGAACAATTTCTAGATCCGTTCGAACATCTAAACCTCCACTACGTCGTGATCAAATTCGTACACAACTTCTTCTTCAATTTTCTGATCAACCGCAGAGAGTAGCAGAAGCGTTGAGAGCAATTGAAGGTGTTTCTGAAGGTGATGATATGTCAATTGTCGGAAAACAAAAAGAACTTTTATCTCGCCGAATTCCAAAAGTTTCTATGACTGTTTAAGTTTTTTCAGAGCTTCCGATGCAGCTATTTGTTCAGCTTGTTTTTTTGTAAGTGCAGTTCCACATCCAAGTGGTTTATTGTGTTGATCTAGTACAGCCATTGTATATCCATTCTCTGCTGAGATCATTTTGTATGTCGGTGTATATTTTTGTGTCGCTTGACACAATTTTTGCAACTGATCTTTAAAATTTGTATCATTTAACAAGATTTTAGGAATATCTATATATTTTTCGATAAGACATACTACAAACGAATATACTATATGAAATGAATATTCTGAATCAATCCACAAACTACCAATAAATGCTTCTAAAATATCTCCTAGTTTTTTTGTGTTTTGACGTCCGGCACATGCATCTTCATTATGTCTAGAAATAATATAGAATGCATCCATTCCCAATTTTTGTGTTAATGAACCTAACATCGTATTGCATACAATTTCTTTTCGTAAGGTTGTAAGAAATCCTTCCTGCTGACTAGGAAAACGCTTAGACAAATATGTTGATACTACAACACCGAGAACTGAATCACCAAGATGTTCTAAACGTTCATACGATGAATCAAACAATTCTAGACATCCTGGAGGTTTTGCACATAACGAAGCTTTTTCTCCGGTTGGTGTTGTATATTCTGTTCGTTTCACATAGGATGAATGAATCATTGCAGTTTGAAAGAGTTGTATATCTTTTACAGAATAAGAACATTTATGTTTACTCAAGATGCTGTGTACATCCTCTTGAGTAAACAATTTATTTTTCGCATTATATGGATTATATTCCATTTACTTTGTAAAAAATCCAAAAGGATTTGAATGGATCCGTTTCTGATAAAGTTAATTATCACCAGGAGTTGTTACACTGATTCTCCAATCTGTGTCTGCACTTCTTGCTTCAACGCGTGAAACAATGTATCTAAAACAATCTTCGGGATCTCTGTGTTGAGTAGAGTCCCAATACGATACAATATCTCGCTGAAGATTCGCTTTAGGTAGATACCATGAACTTCTCCATGTTCCCGGTGGATCAACTTTAAATGTTGTTCCTTGAAGTTGGAAATTTCGTACAGTAGCAAACTCTGGTGTTTCCATGATATGAATCATAGATGTCTTCAGTGCTTCCCGTCTTTCACGATCAATTTGCACATCTTTGTTCTTCCTCTCAATTTCAAGTTGAAGATCAACATACAGGCGTGCAATTCTACGAAGTTCGTCCATTCTAGTTGTATGGAAAAAAAGAATGTACGAATACAATCCATTTTTAACTATTAAGAGCATTCCATGTTTCTATCCATCCTAGAACAGCAGAATCAAGTTCATGTTCCAATTGTATCCTACGCTGTGGAGTAGCAGTATAAAATTCTTGAAGCATTGATTGAATCAATTTCGATGAACCTTCTAGATTTCCTAGAAGATACTCATTCAAATTTTCTTTATTAGGATAATCTGTATAATCAATGACTTGCACGTGGAGTTGTCGTGCAGTAACATAGGATGTACAGAGTGTATACATATCCATTTTTCGTTTGAAAAAAAGAAAGTATACTAATCCTAATCCGTTTCTTAAAAGAAACAAAAATTAAAGTCTCATATCTGCCTTCCTTTCTTTTGATTATACGCCCTACCCTTCGCGTATAATTATGATTGACGATTCCCAATCTCCGTAACTTTTTTCACTTCATATGTCTACTCTGCGTGTTTCCCATTACAACCCTCCAACGCCCCCACTATCGCGTTTATTCATAGTTACCTTATGTAACTTCTGTTAGTTTCTACCTTTATTATTTTCACTTTTTATCTAACCTTATTCCCTCTTAAGACTTCATCAATTCTTAAGAATGTTATGCACCTCCTCGCATAACACTGTCAATACACTACACATTCTAAATGTTCTCCACGCATCTAGAATGTATATGTTTGTCCATAAATATTAACTTTTGCAAGAAATTAATATACCTGAATCCTCGTAAACGTCCACGTCTTTATTAAATCCCCTTATCTTTGCACTAAGTATCGTTTGAATCTCACGATTCATTCTTTATGTTGTACACCCTTATCTTGGTTTAACTATTCCCATGAGCTTCTGTAAGAATCCCACTGACTACTATTCTGTAAAAAAAGATTCCGTTTTTAGTTGAATGCACTATATTCCCAGTCGATCATAGCTCTGTTTTCTTCTTCGATGTATCTTTCTTTTGATCGGGGGGAAAGTTTGTTGAAACGCTCTTCACGCCCAGCTTCCCACATCTCTTCGTCCTTCTTTCTCTTTGCTTCTTTTGCTAGCTCACAGCGTTTGCTTCCTCGGTGTGTGAGCATATCGCCCTTCTTCACGCGAAGCCCGCATGTACACATCTGAAGATCTGCCATGGTGTTACAGATATATGTGTATGAGGAAAAAAACCGTTTTTATTAAACCTTTGTAAGAGCATCTGCTGTTTCGTAGTGCAACCACATAGAGCCTGGCTTGTCTACTATATAGACAACTTCTCCAGAAGAATACTCTGTACCTACAATAGTTCCATAATATCCAGCTCGATCATTCACATAAACACGATTCCCAGGATTCAAAGCTTTCATCAAGTTCAGCATACGCTTATCTTGCTGCTGTTTCATGACAATGCTAAACACATTATCTGGGATCGGAGCAGGTGCACTGCTAATCATTGACCACATTAATACCTGTTGCATTTTTTGTAGTTCTAATCATCATAAAAAAAGATTCCATTTTAAAGTTTAAATCTACGTTTAAAATCTGCTAAAGAAGATTTGAGAGTCTTTTTATTCCAGAGTACCCATCTGGACAATGCACCAGGTGTATCTGGTGTATTCCAATGTTCACCCATTCCTGAATGACGTTTCAGATACCGAGAACGTCGTTTCGTATCCTTATGCTTTGTAAAATCAGACATGCCTCTAGCTCCAAATGGTACTACCTTTTCTTTCCCATTATCTTTTATGAAAACAGCATCCCATTTTTTTTCAGGTCTGTGGGATCTTCGTAAAGTTTTAAGACGCATTTATTTAGTAAAGAGGTTTAATAACCATGGCGGAAAAATAGAACCAACAAGACGATCGGTATAATTACATTTTGTTTTGCTTGAAACTACCGTTGGCCCACTTTCAGCAAATGATTGTGCTAATGTTGCTTTAACAAAATCAGCATCAACTTCTTTGAAATTTTTGAAAAATAATCCAACAATTGTAAATTCAGATACAGCAATAAAGCCAAGAACAATTAAGTTAGTCATGACAAGATCAAATACATTATGCTCATACCAAACAGCCATAGAAATTCCAATAATAAATAAAAGTCCTGCAGTGATTTCACATCCTAAATAAGCTCGTAATTTTGTTTGAGCATTATTAGCCATTAAAGAATCTATATTTCCCACTTGTTCATTTTCTGCTAATTCGGTATTAAACAATTTAACAGCCTTAGTTAGACTTTGCGGGCTTGTTAAAGATGTCAATAAAGCAACATTTAAAAATTCTGGTTGTACAATTTCAAAGATATCATCTATTACTGTATATGACTGCATGGGAGCTACAAATTCAAAATAGAATACCGGTAAAAATGCTAAGAAAAAAGCAGTATGTAAACAAACATCTATCCAAAACATCCTTATTAGTATA